GTACGCGGCGGGCCCCCGGCCGTCAGGCCCGGGGAGGGGTATACCCCCGGGGTCACGTCGTCCTGTGGTCGGCCATACTGCCAGGTCAGGGCCACGCACACCGCCTGGCACGGCGTCGCCGACCATCGCACACCACACCCGCCATACACACGGTCAGCGTCGATCTCAGGGCCTCCCCCGACGCCATGCCTCCAGCCACACCACGCACCACATGTCCTCCAGGGCAACCGATCTCACCGCATCACACCGCCGGGCCAGCACACTGCACACCACGCCACACACCATCAATCACCATGTGCCCCATGACATGAGACCCCTACCCCTACCCCCACCTACCCCCCCATGGGGTACCCCGGCATTGATAAATGAATGAATCAATCATGATTTATCTATATACATCAATGCATATGCATGTATCTATTGGTGTCAATTGAAACGTTTCAAAAGAATTAATTATCAACAATTATCTCAGATATATTTATAGATATAATATACATATATGCATATACATATAAATACCCCTATATAGGACCCCTACCCCTATCTATCTATATGCCTCCAGGCACACATGTGAACACACATTGAAACGTTTCAAAAATTTTTCCTATGCACACCCTAGGGCCATAGATAGATAAATTTTTCTCTCATTCCCTGGCCGCTGAGAGACCCCTACCCTGGAGACCCCTACCCCACCCGCCGACCACGTTGCCTCCAGGCGTGCCGTATCGGCGCCGAGATCGACGCCTAGACGCAAACACACCCGGCGCCATGGTGGACGCCGGGTGCGTGGTGTGGTGCGTTGTGGGGCCTCCAGGCCCGCCGATGTGGCCCTAGTGATGCTTCAGCCTGGCCGCCGCGCGATGGTAGTCGGCGTACTCGAAACCGTCGGTCGCGATGATCCGACGCCGGACGGCCGGAATACTGGCCACCGGGTGCCCTCGTGTGCCATGGTCCCGGGCCAGCGCTTGACGCGCGATGTCCAGCAGGGCCAGCGCTTCGCCTGGCGTGCCCGGGAACGTGGCCACCGTCGTGCCCACATCGACGGTGTCGGGCAGGTAGCCGCGCGTTACGGCTTCCGCCAGGGCCAGCGTGTTGGCCCTCGTGAGCCTGGCCAGTTTGGTGGTGGTCTCGGCCGTCGGTCCGGTGGTCGGTTGGGTCTCGGTCATGGCGTGAGCCTTTCGAGGTCGGAGTGTTCAATCTGACAACACGTGTTCTCAGATCGGGGATGCGGGCCAGCGGCGCCGTCGTCGTGACCGGCGCCGCCGGGCGGCCTAGGCCGCCGTGATGGACGATCCGAGCCGTTCCGGGTGTGCCAGTTGGGCGGCCCGGGCCAGTTCGTACGTGGCGTAGGCGATGGTCTCGGTTGCGGTCTCCAGCAGGTACATGGCTTGCCTTTCGGTCGGTTTCTGTCTGACAGGGAAGACGTTACGGCATGTAAGACTTGGCGTCAAATCGTCACTACCCCGGCGCCGTGACCAGCGTCGGGGTAGTGAGTACGCGCGTTGTCAGATGTCCAGGTAGCCGTAGGCGTCGGCTTCCATGTCGGCAACCAACCGAGTCACTCGGCCAGCGATGTACTCGGCGGCCGCTTCGGCGTCGGTGAAAGGCTTATCGGTCAGGACGCCGAGACCACGCACCACCACTACGCCGGGGTCATGGCCAGCGTCGACCCAACCGCCGAACGTGCCGTTATCGTCGACGTCGATCACGCACCATTCCGCACCACCGGCGGCCGTGCGCATGTCGGCGTCCACCTGACGCGCGGCCAGTGCATCGAAGACACCCCGGACGGTGGTCGGTCGGTGGCCCGCCGGTGCGGCCTCCAGTTCTTCGACGCCGACATTGGTCAGGGAGCCGAGATAGGACACCGTGACCCACCCGCGGCCATGCACGGCGGTCACGGTCAGGTTCCGGTTGGCCAGGTGTGGCCGGACGATAGCCGAAGCGTCGTCCAGGCGTACGCGGTCGCCTACGGCCAGGGCGGTGGTGGTGGCGTTGTGGTCGGTCATGTCGGGCCTTTCGTCGGGGGTTTCTTGCTGACAGGTGAGACGTTACGGCATGTAAGTGTTGGCGTCAACATGGAAGTACCCCGACACCGTGACCAGTGCCGGGGTACATGTGACAACGCGCGTTGTCAGATTGGGATTACGGGTGGTGCGACCAGACGGTGTAGCGATACCGGCCGCGCGCGGTGTGGCACGGTGTGACGGTCACGACGGCGTCAGGGTAGCGCTGGACCAAACCGGGCCGATGCTCTCGAAAGGCCCGCATGACGGCCGTGCGCACCGCTTCGACAATCGGGCCGGACGGCCTCGGATAGACGTTGTTCCCGTCGGCGTTGTAGATGCTCGGCATGATGACATTGATCGTTGCGGGCCGAGACGCCGACCACGCGCTACCGGTCACCAACTGGCCCGGTTCCTCGGCGGTGTGAATGATCATCGGGGAGTCTCACCGTCGGTCAGTCGGTTGTCCGGGTCGTCGAAGTCGCGCGACAGTTCGTCATGCTCCCCCATAGTCTTCGCGATGGCGGTCAGGTAGTCGCCGAGATCGCCTAATCCCCGGTCCCAGAAACCGGCACCGTGGCCGTCTCGGGTGAGCAGGTAGTCATGGCCGAAGTGTGACCAGACGTCACCCTCACACCCGTTGTAACGCCGGTTGGCGCCGTACATGCGCACGGCCAACGGGTGTGCGGTGATGAGGGCCATCAGTTCCCCGATGATCCGAGCCCGGGTGCCCGGCGCCACGTCGTCGTAACCGTAGCCCATATCGAACAGGGTGAGATCGGCGTCGGCGTTGTCGTCGTCGTACGCGCGTTGCGTCCAGCACAACGCATCGACGTACCCCCGGGCCATACTGTCTACGGCGTTGAAATAGGTCAGGAAGTCGGTTTCACCGAAAGCGGCCTGTAGGGCCTTGGCCGTCCGGTATTCGTCGGCGTCCAGGCCGATCAATTCGGCGGTGCGAGTGATCAAATCGAGACGTACGCGGTTCGGTGTGTTCATCGGTTCGGGCCTTTCGTGGTGGTGGTGGTGATGGCCCGGCGGTGTGCCCGGGCGGTGTGCAGGGTTGCCAGCGCTGACCAGTACGCCGGTGAGTGATCGGGAATGCGGACGACGCCGGTCAGTGCGTCGGCGGTGATGGCACGCAACGCGCGTCGCTCGGTGGCCCTCATCCGCTGACCGCCGACCAGTCGCCGCGCCGAACGATGGCCGTACACGTGCGGTTGGTGCATTCCGACACCGAGTAGGCCCCGGTGGCCACCACGGCGGAGTAACCCCAACGGTGCGCGCGGTGATAGTTGTTTGACTTCCAGCCGGTGTGAGTTCCGGTGGTGAGATCGGCGTACCGGCCGCCGGTTACCCAATGGAAGTGTGCCGCACCGTCATAGATCGGATAGGCCCTACTGCCGACCAACATGCCGGGGTCCCGGCGGAACGCTTCGGCCAGGAACAAACCCCATTGGTCCCAGGTGGCCGCGAAGTCATCCCCGGCGCCACGGTTGCCGCTGTTGGTGCGTCGCGACGCATCACCGGACATCTGCACTTCCAGTGCCCGGGTGCGGATGCGGGAGCCGTGCGTGGTGATCTCGGCGTACATCGGGGTCACAATGTGCGGCCGGTGAGTCTTCCGGGCGGAGTTTGCGGCCAGGTCGGTGGCAACGTCGATCATCCGATCGTTGGCCAGGGATACGGCCGCGAACAAATCGACGCCGGTCAGTGTGTCGGTGTGGAAGCGCATTGTTCGATCCTTCGGTGTGGTGGTGCGGGTTGGTGGTGTGGCCCGGCGCCACGTCGACGCCGGGCCACGGTGGTCAGTTGGTCGGTGCGGTCCAGCCGATGAGACTCTGCACCTGCTGGCGAAGCGTTACGCCGTTGCGGCGGATGATCTGCCGACGGTTGCCGCCGATGGTCACGTGAGCCTCCAGGACGCCGTTACTGGCCCGGGAATACTCGGCGGTCACGGTGTCGCCGTCGGTGTCGACGACGGCCATGGCGTAGGCGTCCAGGTAGGTGATGGTCCAGCCGTTGCGCGATGCTTCGCGCGCGTCGGCCACGGCCGGACCGGCAACGTTGCGCTCGGAAGCGGTCAGGCCGCGGGTGGCCTGGACGGTCGCGATGGTTTCACGGTTGGCGGTGAGTCGGTCGGTGGTGTGCATGGCGTGCCTTTCGTGGTGGTTTCCTGCTGACACCGACGACATTACGGTACGTCAGACTTGACGTCAACCCTCACAACGCCGGGCATAGTGCAGACAACGCGCCGACCACGATGGCCCGCCGTTGTGTGCCGATCTCGACACCGTCGGCGGCCGTGCCGGATACGGCGTCGGCCTCACGCACGGCGGCCAGTTCTCCGCGGGCCAGTGCGTGGCAGTACGACACACCCGCGGAGACGTTGGCGTCCAGTTCTCGGCCCTTCGTCCCGGTCACGTTGTGATCGACCATGATGGCCGCGAAGCGCTCCCGCAACGGGGAGCCTTCCCGATAGACGTTGTCGACGGCCACCGAACCGACGACGATCGAACCGTCCGGGCCGGGCATGGCCCGCGGTGCGTTGATCGGTTGCGGGGCGATGGTCTGGACGGCCGCCGGTGTGCTCGGCGGTGTGTCGTCGTCATCGTCGACCATGGCGCCGAAGACACCGAGAACAACCAACACACCGACCACGTAAAGCCACCACGGCCGCCGACGCCGGGGCCGATCTCGGTCAGGGGTCTCGGTGGTCGGTCGGGGTCCCGGCGTCCAGCCTCCAGCGGTGGCGATGGCCGCGCGCCGAGTGTCGTCGATCAGCCGACGGGTGCGGGCCTCCAGTGTGTCGGCCACGGTGGCCATGTCGTCGGCGGTGAGGGTCACATGGCCGAGTACGCGGCCGTCCGGTGTGGTGATGCGCATTGTTCGATCCTTCGCGGTGGTGTGGTGGTGGTCAGTACAGACGGGCCAGCGATGACGGGCGGCCGTGGTCGTACTCGAATGGACACCGGCCCGACGGCGCCGGGGTAACCGATGTCGATACGGCGTCGTCCCAGTAACGGCCGCATTCCCCGCACTGGACGATCTCGGCCACGGTGCGGCCGTCGGCGGTGATCTGCTCACCACGCATGACGATCTCGGCGCCGCGCCGACTGGCGTCCTGTCGTACGGCGTCCAGGTACTCCCCAACGTGGCCGATCTCCAGGACGCCGGACGGATAGTGCCGGTAACCGGTGCGCGCGTAGTCCAGGATGACCAGATCGTCCCAATATTCGATGCGGTCGCGCGTCCTCCAGTTCACCGTTACGCGGCCGTCACTGTTGTAGATGTCCAGGGCAACCGGGCCGGTCATGATCTCACCGCGGGCCGGTGTCCGCTGGCCCTCCAGTGCCCGGTTGTGCAATTCGGTGAGGGCACGTTGGGCATAGGCCCGGGTGTAGAAACCGGTCCGGCGGTTGTAGTCGATATGGCGGATACCCCGGCCGTCGGTGTGAAACCACGGCGCCGCACCGCCGTAGACATGCTCACCGTTGCGGGGAAGGCCCGACTTCGGCACGACGGCGCCGAGGCCGCGCCGATCGACCAGGATGCACGTACGGGCCGCGCCGGTGGCCGTCGTACTGCCGAAGCGGTGCGTGATGTCCTGTCGCACGGTGGCCGATGTCGCCTGGAGGTTTCCGGCGTTGTCATATTGTGTGGTGAGCATGTCGTAATCCTTTGCGTGAGTGAGGGTTAGAAGAGATCGGCCACGGTGTACATGCGGGTGTATTCCGCACCGTACGGCCGCATGTCGTCAGTGATCGGGGTACGGCCGACGTAACCGGCGCCGTCGGTGTGTGTGATGGCCTCCAGCTCGGCCCGGTGCGCGCCGGTGAGGGTCACAACGGCCGCGCGACCGACGGCCGCGAAGAGATCGGCCCGGGGGTACTGCCAACGTTCAAAGATGAGAGACGATCGGCGGCCGTGGCACGTCACCCGCACCCGCGGGCCGCCGGTGTGGTCGTCATCGGCTATCACGGTCCAGGCGTACCCCGCCGCCGTGGCGCCGACGGCGCGACCGTCGACGGCCGGGCCGACGATGGCCACGTCCAGCGGTCCAGTCTGCACCCGCTCGGTGATGGTCGGCGCCGACATCAGTTGAGACCCCGATTCGAGATCAGGTAACCGGCGTCGGCCGATGCGGTGTAACGATTGGCCTTTGCGGCCGCTTCGGTGATCTCTTCGGCCGACAGGTGCCCGTAGATTTTCCGGGCCAGTGAGTAGACGGTGTGAAAGGCCATGTCCATCCCGCAACCCTGGACGTACACACCGCCGTGCCGGTCGTCCAGTTTCCAGCCGAGTACGCGGGCCACGTGCCGAGACACGTTGATCACTTCGCGGCCGTCGGTGCCGGTGCCCGGGGCCAGGATCATGATCGACCGGCCCATGCCGGAAGCGGTCACGTGAGTGACCACGGTGTACGCGGTCGCCGTGCCGTCGGTGATCGGGAAGACTTCGCGCAAGTAGGCGACCGATTCGGCCAGCATGTCGGAATCCTTCGGCGCGTAGACGTGGTGATAACCCATGGTGTGATCCTCCAGTTCGGGGCCGGTGTGTTCCGGCCGTGCCCTCACAGTACGCACATGTGAGACTTGGCGTCAACCGGGCCACCGGTCCAGCCTCCCCGCATGTAGGGGTTGCGCGTCGACGCTGACATGCCGTAGGGTCATCGGCATGACGACGACAGCAGGACGCACCCGGGACGATCCGGGGTAGGGGTTGCGCAGATTGACGCCAACCGGTACATTGGTCGTATTGAGAACAGAACAGCGGAGATCGGCGACAGGGGTAGCGCGCCGACGGTCGGGCCACCGAAGTCCCGCGGCTAGCGGGAACGTCCAGCGGACGGACTAGGGGACACCGAGACCGGATCGAACATCGGTTCGATCGAACACACGTTCGAGGCATCGAACACAGATTCGATCGAACATGCATTCGACAGCGCACCCGACGACCGGCCCCGCGACCCGCGCCGCGCACGCCCCGGCCCCGGTACCCCGGTACAGCCGATTTCGCCGATTCGCTGAAATAGTCATATATGCAGGTAGTACCCGATAACAATATGGAGATCTGATGCCCGATCTGACCGAAGAACAGCAGGACGCTCTGGATCTGGCGGTCCAGATCACCGAGCACGCGCAGAAGTACAACTGGACACCGGCCAAGGGCCACCCGAAGGTCAACAAGAAGTTCGCCTTCGTCACGCTGCGCCGCGACCTCGGTGAGATCGGCGTCGAGGAGCTGAAGGCCTTCTACGCCATCGACCCGGACGACGCCGAGGACCAGGTCACCTACACCGACCCCAACGGCGCGGTGACGGTGCTGGACACCGAGAGCGGCGACGTGCGCGAGCAGATCGAGAACGACTTCCACATCATCCAGCCCGGCGACCCGCAACCCGAGGACGACCAGCCCGACTCCGAGCCGGTGGACGTCGACGAAGCGCCAGTGCCGCCCACCAGTGCCGCCCATACGGACGTGCCGCCCACTAGTGCCGCCCATACGGACGTGCCGCCCACTAGTGCCGCCCATACGGATGAGGGCGACGAGAGTGCCGCCCATACCGACGACGAAGTGCCGCCCACCGGGAAGACGGTCATGGAGCACGTCGGCATGGTGCCCGAAGTCCCAGACCGCACGGTCGCCGACGAGTCGATCAAGCACATGGAAGCGGCCGAGAAGGCGAAGACCAAGGACCAGCCCCACCCGCTGGCGTCGCAGCAGGAGACCTACGCGGCGGTGCGTGGCCAGCACGCCAACCCGAACCGCAACTGGTCGTCCGTGGCCTCCCCGCTCACTTCCGCGGAGATCCTGACCAAGCTCGGGGCCAACCGGAAGTCGAACAACCGAGTCGAGATCGTCTGGCTCAACTCGCTGTCCGGAGCCCTGGACCGCGCGATCGTCGACGGCGACGGCGGCAAGTATCCGCCGCACATCACGCCCTCGGACTTCGACCCCGAGGAGCACGGCGAGGATCTCCGCATTCTCCACTTCCTCCAGGTCGGCGGGGGCTTCCGCTCCGTCGCCGTCTGCCGCATCAAGAAGATCGGATAACCCACATGGCTGCCAAGAAGAAGATCGCCGACCGAGACCGGATGGCGTACCAGCTCAACATGATGGACAACCTCGACGGCCCGAACGACACAGTCACGATCGCCGCGGCGACGGTGGCAAAAGGCGGATGGGTTGCGCGCCAGGAGCCCGCTCGGTCGCTCGGCGACAACGGCATTCAGGTCTACGCCTGCGAGTTGATGGCGCGCGACATCGGCCGGTACGTCCGTTTCCCGAAGCGCTTCGGCGAAGACGACATGTCGATGAAGATCGTGGTCGCCGAGCTGCGACAGATCTCTTTCGACGGCGGAGAGGTCCACATCTACGTCGGTGCCGGTGCGGCCGAGGAGTACTCGTTCCGGCACTACGACCTGGTGACGATCTACGGGCGGGACGTGATCCTTGATCAGATCTTCGACAACGATGACCGTGTCGTGGATAACCAGAACCACGGCACCCAGTCAGAAGTTCCTCGTTAGTTGACAGAGTTGACGTCAACTCTTACACTGAAATAGCACGACCGACACCCCGAATGTCCAGGAGGACAACATGAAAACCCGAATCGCCATCTTCCTTCTCGCCGCCGTCATCTTCGTGTTCGGCCCCGTCGCCGCCGCACTGACCGGCGAGGCCGAGGCAACGCCGACCAAGCCGTGCTCGATCTCGACGGCCACCGGGAGCGCGCCCTGCCCGCCCCCGATCATCTCGACCAACGGTGACCAGATCGGCGGCGGCGCGAACAGCGAGCCAGTCAACATGGGTGAGCTGCCGCGCACCGGCCCGGACTACACCTACGAGGCCCCGACCTACTTCGACGAGCCCGAGGCCCCGGAGGCCCCGGCCGAGCCCGAGACCGACGAGTGAGCAGCTACACCCGCGTGCAGAAGGGCCACTCGGTCCTTCTGCACGCCCTGTTCGGTGGTTTCCTGCTCTGGATTCCCACGGTGTACTACATCTTCAGCCCGAATCACTTCTTCCACCTCTAGCCGACGGCTACGGTGGCGGGCACCCGCTGAGAGGACTCATCCATGACGAAGTACCTGGTCGAGCAGACCGAGACGAAGACCGCGACCTACGAAGTCGAGGCTGAAACGCCGGAGGAGGCACTGGAGCGGTTCGCCGACTCCGGGACGCCGATCCACTCCGAGCTTCAGCGCTCGAAGCCGTGGATCGCGGGGACCCAGGAGTGATCCGGTCGCATCGCACCGCGGTGTACTTCCAGGGCACCAACGTCATCACCGCGGCACGAGTGACCACGTTCGGAGAGGTCGGCCCGAAGCCCAACGCAGGACCACCGCGGGCCGCCTCCACATTCGACGTTCCTGCCCTGCCGAGGGAACACGAGGACTGGATGGCCGACGCGGCGTGCGGCGGCCTCGGGGACTCGTTCGTCCCCAACCTCGAAGCCCGCCGGGCCGCCAGCCCCGAGGAGCGCATCGAACTCCGGCAGGAAGACGAGATGGCCCGTCGGATATGCGCGCAACACTGTCCGGTGGCCGCTCTCTGCGCTCGCCACGCGCTCGAAACCGCGCAGTCGATCAGCCGCCTGAATGGGATCTGGGCCGGAGTCACCTTCTCCGGCGTGGAGCACCGCGGGCCCTACATCACCAAGCTCGAACGTCTGTTCGAGGTCATGCACAACGGGGAGATCCAATGGGAGCCGTCGAGCTCGAAACCGACAACCCAGCCGTCGCCGAGCGAATCGCTTCCCTCCGAGACGGATTCATCTGGGCCGAGCTTGCCGATGACGACACTTCCGAGTCCACCATCGAGGTCTGGTGGCCCGCTGGTCAGAACCGACACAATCGACTCGGTGAGCGCCTAAAAGAGATCGGCGCGGTCGGCGTCGACGGTGGAGGGGGCAACCTCCCGCTGACGCTGACCAACTGCAAGGAGCTGCGTCGGATCTTCGGCGAGAAGCTGGAGGTCTCCGAGGGTCTGGCGACGTGGAGCCTCGACGAGGCCGAGCGGCTGGGTCGCATCGAGAACTTCTCCAGCGCCACCAGCGACGCCGAACTCGAAGCCTGGGTGGCCGAGGAAGCCCCCGAGATCCACGAGGCCGTCCGTGCTTACCAGCGGGCCGGGATCGCATTCCTGTCCGAGACCCGCCGCGGGCTGCTGGCCGACCAGCCGGGCTTGGGCAAGACGCTCCAGACCATCGGCGCCACGGTGAACTACGACCTCGTCGGTGACATCCTCGTCGCGGCGCCGTCGGCCGCCGTGGCCACCACCTGGCCGGACGAGCTGGAGCGCTGGGTCCCGGGCGATGAGGTCATCGCGGTGATGGGCACCGGCAAGGCCCGCCATACGATCCTCGACCGGCTCGGACCGCCGCCGACCGACCGGCGTCGCTGGGTGATCATCAACCTGGAGATGCTGCGCGCGGAGTGGGTCAAGCCGCGCACCGTCCGACGGCCGCACAAGCGCACCGGCAAGATGGGCATGTTCAAAGAGGACGGCTGGTGGGACTTGAAGTACCCCGAGCTGTTCGATCGGCACTGGTCAGCGTTCGTCGCCGACGAGAGCCACCGCTTCATGATCTGCCACTCCGCCACCCCACAGAGCCAGACCCAGGTGCGCGCCGGTGCCGGGATGATCAAGATCATCGACGACGGCATGAAGATCGCGCTGTCGGGCACCCCGTTCCGTGGGAAGCCGGAGAATCTCTGGGGCACCCTGAACTGGCTCTACCCGGACAAGTACCACGCCTACTGGACCTGGGCTCAGCAGTGGTTCCACGTGCTCGGCGACATCAAGGACAAGAAGTCCAACATGGAGATCGCCGGTCTCGACGAGACGAAGGCGAAGGCCTTCTACGAGGACATCGCGCCGATCATGCTCCGCCGGACCAAGGCCGAGGTCTACCCCGAGCTCCCCGCCAAGCTCTACGCGGGCACCCCGCTGCCCTACGAGGACGGCTCGGTCGACGATCACAGCCCGGTCGGCCACTGGCTCACGATGAGCCCGAAGCAGGCGAAGGCCTACGCCGAGATCCGCGACGAGGCCGAGACGATCCTGGAGTCCGGCGTGCTGACCGCCAACGGCGTGCTCGCCGAGCTGGTCCGGCTGAAGCAGTTCGCGATCTGTCACGGCGACGTCGAGACCTACCTCGACAGCGACGGCGAGGAGGCCTACCGCTTCCTCCCGAAGATGCCGTCGGTGAAGTTCGACTGGCTGGTCGAGTTCCTCGACTCACTCGGGATCAACCGGCACACCTCAATGGAGCCCGACGAGGAGGGCCAGGAGCGCAAGGTCGTCGTGGCCAGCCAGTTCACCGCGATCCTGGACATGTACGAGCAGCAACTCACCAAGCTCGGCATCCCGAGTCTGAAGATCACCGGGAAGGTGTCCCAGGCTCAGCGGAAGGAGAACAAGGACCGGTGGCAACAGGCCGGTGGTCCGCGGGTGTTCCTGATCAACACTGTCGCCGGTGGGGTGTCCCTGACGCTCGACGCCGCCGACGACCTGGTGTTCCTCGACGAGACCTGGATTCCCGACGACCAGGAGCAGGTCGAGGACCGCATCCACCGCGTCTCGCGGCTGCACCAGGTCACCATCCACTACCTGCGCACGCTGGAGACGGTCGAGGAGAACATCGCCTTCGTCTCCGGCGGGCGTGAGCGTCTGACCAAGATGCTCATCGACGGCCAGCGCGGCGTCACGTTCGCCCGCTCGCTGCTCACCCCGCTGAAACGAGAGAAGGCCGCATGAAGATGCACACGCTCACCACCGAGATCATCTTCCGTGTCGAGGGCCATTCGGCCATCGTCGGCGAGCGAGCAATCTCGATCGTCCCGGAACGAGTTCGAGTAACTCGGTCCTGGAGGTTCATCGGACACGACGGCCGAGGAAACGAGGAGGCATATACCTCCTGGTCGATCCGAGGGGCGAGGGTCCTGAAGTCCGGGATCGTCAGCCACAAGTCCGAACACTGGCGCTTCGGGAACCCCGATGACCTTGACCAACTACGCCAGGAGGGCCACTCGGACCTGGCGAACCGCATCCGAGGAGCGATCGCGCTCCTCCCCACCGCTGGAGGCATCGAATGACCGACAACCACACCATCTGGAAGTTCACGATCCCCGTCGAGGACGAGGTCGAGATCGCGATCCACCACGGCAAGTTCGTCCGCTGGCTGTCGCACGGCGACGCTGTCCTGCGGCATCAACAGATCGACGGCTTTCAGATCGACGAGCACGTCATCGAGCTGTGGGCGATCGTCGAGCCGCACCCCGGCGTCGTCGAGCGCCGAACAGTCCACGTCCGCGGAACCGGGCACCCGCTCGGCCACGTCGGCGAGCACATCGCCACACTGCGCGACGGGATCTTCGTCTGGCACGTGTTCGACCAGGTGCCCCCGACCCCACGGCGCCTCGGGAAGCCCGATCCGCGCGACGTCAACCCGCTGGCGAGCCGATGAACCGGGCCGAGCGCCGCGCTGCGGCACGGTGCAAACACAAGCGAACTCGTCTGTTGTACAAGGAGATCCGACCGGTCACCGTCCAGGGTGTTCCGTCGGGCACCCGGAAGTTCGGCAATCGCGAGTGTCTCGACTGCGGACGGATCAATCCCGTCCCTGTCGTCATGACCTGATACGGTCGATCCCGCTGCTGTGGAAAGGAAGTCTCACATGTCCAAACTGTCCCCGCTGATCAAGAAGTGGGCCGAGGAGAGCTTCGGTCCGGTCTCCGACATCCTCTCGACCGTCACCTTCGAGAATGGCACCGGCGGACACCATGTCACTGTCATCGGCCACGAGTTGAGCCCTCGCGGAGGCAACCCCACCGACCAGATCTTCGTCCTTCCGCTGAAATACGTCGGCGCCGGGGCGGACGACGACAAGCGCTTCAACCGCGGTGACGCGCCGCGGATCGACCAGTCGGTGCTCGCTCGGATCGACGCCATCAACACCGCGCGCATCATCCGGATCACGGTCGAGACCTACATCCGGCCGGAGGGCTCCGATGACTAATCCCGCCGGAGCGTGGCCCGCTCATCCCGTTCAACAGCAGTGGCCTCCGATCGAGTTCCTCTACCTCGACGACAAGCACCCCAACACCCCGTCGCACGTGTGGTGGAGCACCAAGGCTTTCGGAGTCGACCCGAAGATCTGGCACACCGCCGCGGAGCTGGAGATCAGTCTCGACGAACCGGCTCGTTTCCGGCTGTCGGAGCTGGTCCTGATCGACAACCTGCCCGAGCACCTCGCGACCGACCTGCCGAAGCTGCGGCTGATGACGGCGAAGGTGCGTCTGGCCTCGGCGTTTATCGAGGCGGGCGAGAAGATCCGCGGTGCCACTCGTGACTTCTGACGTCGTCGATCTCCCGCTGCTCCGCGGGTCGGAGCGCAAGGACTTCAAGCGGTGCCCGCAACGCTGGTGGTGGGGCTGGCGCGACGGCCTGGAGTCGAAGAAGCGCAAGGTCCCGCTGTGGTTCGGCACCGGCATCCACCTGGCCGCCGAGCAGTGGTACATCCCCGGCACGAAGCGAGGCCGGGACATGCGCGAGACCTGGGAGGAGTACTGCCAGGGGATCACCGAGCTGGTCCGGGTCGAGATCAAGTCCGGCGCGCTGTTCGCCGACTCCGAGCAGGTGGTGATGGATGCCGAGGCCGTCGGCCTGGCGATGCTGGACAACTACCTCGTGGAGTACGGCGACGACGAGGAGTGGGAGATCCTGTCGCCGGAGCAGGCCTTCGGCGTGCGCATCCCGCGCAATGCGGCCGAGGGTGACCGGACGCCGGTCGCGAAGTTCCACGGCACCTTCGACATCGTCGCGCGCAACCTCGGGACACACCGCATCTGGCTGTGGGACCACAAGACGGCTCGGTCGATCAAGACCAACCACCTGCCGCTGGATGACCAGGCTGGCGGCTACTGGGCCGTCGCCGACAACGTGTTGCGCCGAAAGGGCGTGCTCGGCCAGCGGGAGCGGATCAACGGCATCCTCTACAACTTCCTGATGAAGGCCCCGCCGGACGAGCGGCCGGTCAACGAGCAGGGCCTCGCGACCAACAAGCCGATCCGGAAGCACTACGTCAAGGCGATCCTGGAGCACGACGCCAAGACGACGATCGTGCCCGAGCGGGTGTGGATCGACGAGGAGGGACCAGCTCGGGAGAAGGAGCTGACCAAGATGAAGCTGGCCGATCTGGTCGAGCTGTCGGAGGATCTGGAGCTGACCGTGCTCGGCGACGTTTCGACGAAGCAGCCAGCCCCGCGGTTCCACCGCGAGCCGGTGTTTCGGACCTCGAAGGAGCGCCGCAAGCAGATCCAGCACATCGCCGACGAGGTCCAGACGATGAACCTCATGCGCGACGGCACTCTCCCGCTGTACAAAAATCCGACCCGCGACTGCACGTGGGACTGCGACTTCTACGACCTGTGCCTGGCCGACGAGCAGGATGCTGACCTCGATCTGATCAAGTCGGTGGCCTACCAGGTCCGCGATCCCTATGCCGCTCACCGGCAAGAACGTCGCGGCGAGTTCTGATTGACCGCACGCCGATCTATGGTAGGGTTGGCGTCAACACAGACAAGAGGAGACCATGGCCGAAACCAAGGACGACCTGAAGGGCTTCGACCTTCCGGACGACATCGTCGACATCGACGAGTACACCGAGAACATCACGATGCTGCTCTACGCCGATCCGGGCGTCGGCAAGACCCGGTTCTGCGGATCGGCGAAACGACCGCTGATCCTGGCCGTCGAGAACGGCACGATCGCGGCCAAGAAGTCGCCCGGCGCGTCGAAGATCTGGAAGTGCCCGAAGTGGGAGAACTTCCGCGAGGCCTACGAGTGGCTCGAAGAGAACTCGCGCAAGCCGAACTTCCCGTTCGACTGGATCTGCGTCGACACCGGCACCCAGCTCCAGCTCGACATCCGCCGAGACATCGTCGATTCCGAGGTCGAGGCCGACGACAGCCGCAACCCGGACAAGGTCGAGCTCCAGGAGTACGGCGAGGAGCAACAGCGCCTCATGCGCTACGTCACCCTCGTCAACGACCTCGGCGTCAACGTCTGCTGGACCGCACACGCGATGTTCGGCACCAACGAGGACGGCGAAGAGATCCGGATGCCGAACTTCCACGGCCGCGACGGCAAGGTCGCGAACTGGATCGCCGCACAGATGCACCTCGTCGGCTACATGCACTTCGCGCCGGTCAACACCACCAAGGGCGTGAAGACGATGCGCGTCATCGAGTGGCAGAGCGATACGAAGTACCTGGCCAAGGACCGTTTCGACGCGCTCGGAAAGCGCACCGTGAACAAGGGCTTGGCCGACATCACGAAGATCATCGAGTCGTCGAACGCCGTCGATTCGTAGTAGAGGGAGACAACCCAGCATGGCAACCAAACTCAAGCTGAAGATCGGCGCCGAGGCCGCCAAGGTCGAGGCGACAGCCGGATTCAGTCAGTACGTCGGCGAGGTGCCCCCGCGGGGCATCTACCGGGCTCGGGTCAAGAGCCTGTCGATCAAGCCGAACAAGGCCAAGACGAAGGATCTGCTCGTCGCGGTGATCGAGTTCGACACCGCGAAGGACGACCCGGCGTCGAAGTACAACGGCTACGCGATCTTCGAGCGCATGGTCATCCCCGAGAGCATGTCCGAGGAGAACGCCGATCTCTTCGTCGGCAAGATCAACCGGCTGCTCGACGCCATGGCGGGTAACACGACGCTGCGCAACCAGTTCTGGGGCGGCGGCACGGTCATGGACGACAAGGGCGAGAAGGTGCTGAAGATCGGCTCCACGCTGGTCTCCGGGAAGAAGTTCCAGGGCATCAAGGTCGTCGTGTCGGCCCGCGATGACAACTACAAGCGCAAGTCGCGCAACGCCGCGGGCAAGGTCGTCGCCGAGAACGTGCGCTCGCTGCGCGTCAACGACGTCTACCCGGCCGATCACGAGATGCCCTCGAAGGTCAGCGACGAGGATCTCGACGCGCTGGACGAGGAAGCCATCGACGTCGACGACGCCGACCTGGAGGTCGACGAGGGCGACGGTGATCCGGACGAGGTGATCACGGTCGACGACGACGGCGAGGTCGAGACCGTCCCGGACCCCGAGGACGACGACCCCGAGCCGGAGACGGTTCCCGATCCCGAGGATGACGACCCGGTCTACGACCCGGACGACGATCCCGAGGAGCCTGCGGCCGACCCGGAGCCCGACCCCGAGCCGGAGCCGGAGGCCCCGAAGAAGGCCAGCGCTCGAAAGCGCCGTAGCGCGTTCTGATCTACCCCACCTGGAGCGGGTGGACCGATGAGGGGTCGGTCCACCCGCTTCTCCCGTTGAAAGGCCTGCACGCCATGAAGTTTGACGATCTGCACAACGACGACACGCTCACCGAAGTCCAGGACCGACGCTCCAACGACCGATGGCTGATGCTCGTCGGCCAGCGGGAGGAACCACTCTACGAGTACTTCGTCGAGGTGATCTCCCGACTGCCCCACTACCGCCGTCTTCGCTTCGCCAAGGGCGACACGTGGTTCGGCGACGATGGCCTCGCGCACTCGCAGTTCCAGTTCTTCCTGGAGAAGCACATGGTCTCGACGACCCCGGCGATCCTTCTCTCCCGCCGCGGGGAAGTCCAGACCACCATCGCCGGGGCGATCCCCTTCGAGCGGTTACTCTCGGCCGTCGACGAGCTCTGCGCCGACACCCCCGCCACTCGGCTGGCCGACGTGATCGCCGAGATGTCGGAGGACGGCAGCCTGCCCGGCGACCCAGAGTGATCGAGCGGCACCTGCGCTGCACCCCGGACCACGTGCAGTGCTCGACCTACCACGCGCGTCTGGTGGACGAATACCGCCAGGAACGCTACCGGCAGGAGATCGAGTGTGAGTACAGCGTCGAGGTCGGCGGCCGGATGGAGTTCCGGGACTCCACCAACACCCCGCTCGACCTCATCACCTTCAAGAAGTGGCTGATCGGCTCGCGCGGCGGATCGTGGGCTTGACAAAGATGACGTCAAGTCTTACATTGGGTCCCAGCCACCCCAGCGGATTTTCCAGGAAATTTGGAGGACACATGACCATCGTTAACCGCGTCCCGACGCTGAAGCCGCGTGGTCGCTGCGGATTCGTCCGCGAGAGCAAGTTGGGCGCCATGCTGCGCTGCACCCTGGTCGCCGGACACGACGAAGGGCGTCCCCATCGACCGGCAGGCTCGCCGTCCCGGCACTACTTCGCTCCGCTGTCCGACTTCGACGAGAACGGCCAGATGATCTTCAAGGGCCGAATCATCAATGCGCCGAGGGATCTTTATCGGGGGTACATCGACCCATTCGAGCGCATCAAAGCCCGTCAGGCCGCGGCCGAGCGTGTGCTCCGTGCCCCTCTCGACTTCTCGCACCTCGACGGCCTACGGAAGGGCGGATTGCTCTGATGGAGTGGGTCTCCCTGCACACACACACCTCGTTCTCCCACGGCGACGGGTACCGGCTGCCGAAGCACCACGTAGCTCGGGCGAAGGAGCTCGGGATGGATGCGCTCGGGTTCACCGAGCACCGAAACGTCTCCTCGCACGTCCAGGCCGAGCAGGCAGCGAAGGAGGCCGGGATCAAGGCGATCTTCGGCTGCGAGTTCGACATCGCACCGGCCGACGAGCCCCGCCGACGGCACTTCCACCAGACGGTGCTCGCGATGAATCAGACCGGCTACCGCAATCTGAATCGGCTCGTCGGCCTGGCCTGGGAGCAGACGAAGTACGTCCCGCGACTGCACCTGGATCAGATCCTCGACCCCGAGCTGACCGAGGGCCTCATCGTGACCAGCGGGTGCGCGGACTCGTGGATCTCCTGCACGCTGCTCGGCGGCAAGACCCTCGGCGACCGGCGCGACGACTGGACCGATGAGTCCGTCGATGAGACTCGCGCGCTCATCCAGCGGTTCCGGAAGTGCTACGGCGACCGGTTCTACCTGGAGATGCAGATGTTCCCGGAGCTGGAGCGAGCGGTTCTGCTCAACCAGTTCTTCGCCGACGTCGCGGCAGCCGACGGCGTCCCCACCGTCGCGACGGCCGACGTCCACTACCCCTACCCTGACCAGAACGCCGTCCAGCGGATGCTGCACGCGGCGCACCGCGGTGGCACGGTCTCGACCCAGGACGCCGACTGGGAGTACGACGTCCGGCTGACCTACCCCGAGTCCGACGAGCAGTGCATCGAGAAGCTCATGGCCTGCGATCTGGACCCCATCGAGGCCGGAGCCGCCGTCGCTGGCGCGCGCGAGATCGCCGACCGGTGCAACGTCGAGTTGCCGAAGTCGGAGCGCGTCATCTACATCGAGCGCGGCAAGCAGATGTCCGCGCCGGACCGGCTGCGCGAGTGGGTCAACGACGGGATCGAGTTCCGTGCGAACACAGACCCCCGCTTCGCACAGCGATGGGACGTCGACACCGACGCCTACCTGGAGCGGATCCACTACGAGTTCGGCCTGCTCGAAGAGAAGGGCTTCTGCGACTACTTCCTCGTGTGCTCCGACCTGGTCCGGTGGGCCAAGGACGTCGCCAAGATGGGGGTCGGCCCCGGACGCGGCTCGGCCGCCGGGTCGGAGATCTGCTACCTCCTGCGCATCACCGAGATCGACCCGATGGAGTTCCCGCTCATGCAGTTCGAGCGCTTCATCGACCCGTCGCGACCGGACGACCCCGACATCGACATCGACTTCGAGGACCCCAAGGCCGTCTTCGACTACGCCACCAGCAAGTACGGCGCCGAGAAGACCAGCCACATCGCTAACTACATGCGCTACCGCGGTCGGACCTCGGTCAAGGACGTCGCGCGCGCTCACGAGCTGCTCGACTTCTCCGAGATCCACGAGCTGAAAGACCTCATCGTCGACCGCGACGACGGCGACCCCCGCGAGAACTTCTCCGTCGTCGACGCCATCACCGGCTTCGAGCGGGCCAGGGAGATCGTCGAGAAGTACCCCGACCTGCGGATGGCCGCTGACATCGAGGGCGACTACCGTGGACTTGGCATCCATGCGGCCGGGCTGGTCATCTCGACCAAGCCGATCGTCGAGACGTGCGCGATCTACACCGTGAACAAGGACGGGAAAACCCGCCGAGGCATCGCCTACGACAAGCGCGACGCCGAGTACCTCGGGATGCTGAAGCTCGACATCCTCGGACTGGCCACCCTCGGTCTGATCTCCGACGTGCTGCGGTGGATCGGGATGAGCTGGACCGACCTCTACGCGCTCCCCCGCGACAACCAGCGGGTGTTCGACGAGATCTTCGGGACTGGCGACCTGACAGGCATCTTCCAGTTCGACGGCCGTACCACCCGCGGGATCGTCAACAACCTGGCCGCCGCCACGAAGTTCGAGTTCCGCCACCTCGCCGACATCAACGCGCTCTCCCGTCCCGGCGCGCTGATCTCGGGCCAGACCGGCCACTACGAGGCCGTCGAGCTCGGCACCGAGGAGCCGCGCGACTGGTGGGGCTTCGACCAGATCAACAACGTGCTCTCGACCACCAACGGCTGCCTGGTCTACCAGGAGCAGGTGATGGACATGGGCCGCGCCGCGGGGATGCCCGGCGCGCGGGTTGGTGCGCTGCGCCGGATCATCGGGAAGAAGAAGCAGGGTGGCGCCTTCGAGGCGTTCTGGGAGGAGTTCCGCGACGGCATGAAGCGCGAGGTCGGGATGACCGAGGCCGATGCGCGCGAGCTGTGGGACTACATGGCCGCGTCATCGAGCTACCTGTTCAACATCGCGCACGCGGTCTGCTACGCGGTCATCGGCTACTGGCTCGCCTGGCTGAAGCTCTACTACCCGGTCCAGTTCTTCACGGCGGCGCTCCGCCGCGCGGACAAGGATCAGGCGTTGGCACTCATGAAGGATGCAGCGCGACACAGAGTGAGTATCGTCCCGCCGAGTCTCGCGATGTCGCAACTCACCTGGGAACCGATGTCGACCGAGGAGTTCCGCGGGCTCAACGAGGACGGCAGCCCGATCCAGCGCCGATTCAAGGGCCCTCGCTCCATCCGTGCCGGATTCACCCAGGTCGACGGGATCGCGGAGAAGGTCGGCCGGAAGATGGTCGAGTGGCGCGACGCTCAGGCCACTCCCGCCGAGGAGAGGAACGGACCGATCGACTTCAAACTGGTCGGTCTGACCTGGGACGACATGCGATACGTGGCGCCGAAGACCGGTCGCAAGACCAAGCCCGACGAGCCGTCTCGCGGAGTGCCCGGCGTCGGACCGAAGATGATCGAGAAGCTGCGAGCCATGGACGACCCGGACCCCTTCGGGATCAACCGGGCCGCGCGTGCCGTCGGCTCCATCGAGACGGCCATCGCCGACGGAGACCTCGCGCTGCTCGGTGATGCGACACCGTCGAACCTGATCGCCGACTGCGACGGCGACCGCATCGTCTTCATCGGCTTGATCCGCGACGTCGTGATCAAGGACGAGGTCGAGCAGCAACGTCGGCGCACCGGCCGGTCGGCCGAGGACATCCGGGCCAGCCTCGACTCGCCGGAGAAGACGACCAAGGCGACCATCATCGCCGAGGACGGGGAGGGGATCGAGGTCCACGTCTACATCCACCGATTCCTCTACCCCGATCTCGCCGCCGAGTTGGCCGAGGTCACCCCGAACACCGCCATCCATGTCTTCGGCCGTGCGCGCGACGGGCATGGTCCCGCCGTGCAGGCCGAGGACGTCAGTCTCATCGAACTGGAGGATCTATGAAGGTCATGCTCAACATCAGCTACACGCTCGACGGCATCGGAGGTCCGAGAGGTAAAGCTGTGTCCTACCCCGACGCCGGTGATGTCGCACGAGTCCCGGTCGTCGGCGACAAGCTTCGTTTCGAGGGCCGACTCTTCGCCGTCGACGGCGTCACCTGGGATCTCGACGCCCCGGCCCTGCGCCAGGAGGTCCACGTCTCTGCGCATCAGGTCAACTCGTGAAGCCCCTCGACACGCCGGAGTACTGGCTCGACCGCCGACGGCAGTTCAAGAGCCCGGACTACCCAGACCCGCTGGAGAAGCGGCTGGCCTTCTGGACCGACCCCGAGATCCAGGAGTCGCTGGACCGCGGTGTGAACATCGTGTCGTTCGACCCCGGTGGGACGACCGGCTGGTCGGTCATGAACCTCGACATCGAACGTCTGTTCGACAAGAACGTGCGTGCGCACGAGGTCATAACCCGCTGGTGGCACGGCGAGATCGACTGTGGAGCGGGGTCCGGCGCGCTGTCGTCGGCCGCCGCGCAGTACGACCTGAGCGCGTCCGAAGAAGGAGAGTGGGCTGGGGCGTTCATGTGCGAGCACCTCATCTCGCTGTTCTCGAAGGACCTGAACACCGCGGTGGTCATCGAGGACTTCACCCTGCGCACCCAGTCGAAGGCCCGCGACGCACTCTCGCCGGTGCGCATCACCGCGATCCTGGAGTTCCTGATCTGGGAGTCCAAGAACGTCACGGTGACCAAGCAGCAGCCGAGCGAGGCCAAGACGACGGCGACCGACGAGCGACTGAAACTGTGGGGCATGTGGACATCTGGGGGCCGACACGCACGTGATGCTGACCGCCATGCCCTCCTGCTGATACGGAAGACTCGCGAGAGCCGCACGAAGATCTTCGAGCGGTGGCCTCTCCTCGCCGAAGCCAACCGGCGGGATATGCTAGGGTTGAGGTCAACTTGAACAAGCGAGAAGAGGAAGTCATGGCACGAGGGAAGAGCCGAGGTGTGCTCATCAGCCTAGAACAGGCCGCGGAGGTCATCGGCGTGCATGACTACACGCTGCGCCGCGCCGTGATCGAGGGCATGAAGAGCCTGAAGATCGCGCAGACGAGCGGCAATCACCGCCGGGTCTACCTGGATCAGATCCTCGACAACCACGACCAGATCGTGGCCGAGCTGGCCCGCCGTCGTGAGAACACGCGGTGGGAGGACAAGCCGATCGAGATCGACCCGGAGAAGTCGGCCAAGCTGCGCGAGGTTCTGCGGGAGACCGTCGACGCCAACACCGCGGCGATGGAGCTGGGGGTGTCGCGGCCGACCCTGCGTCGGTGGGAGCGCGAGAGCAAGATCATCGGCACCCGACCGCTGGGTCCGAAGCAAGTTCGGTACTACCGGGAGAGCATCGCTGCTCTCCTCGACAATCAGGCGGTGGGGGCATGAAGAAGCTGACCCCGATGGAGGTGACGGAACGGCTGACCGCCACCGTCGCCTCCATCGCGAACGACTACGAAGCGGGCAAGCTCCGGGCCGGGCGAGACGTCCACCCGGTCAAGCGGCTCGACGACGACTGGGACCCGGAGGAGGGCATCTCCAACGAGAACATGATGCGACTCGTCGCGGAACGTCTGGAGATGCAAGGGGTCCTGGTCTACTTCAACCCAGAGGTCGTTCGTCAGAACATCCTCGGAGCCCGGCCGCCGAAGCAGTGAGCCAGGCCAGCCCCCTCCTCGCATTCCCGCTCTCCCCCGCTCAGCGAGCGGTCAACTGGCGTGCCGCTCTGTGCTGCGACGACCGTTTCCAAGGGCGATGGCTGTGGGACGCGGAACTCGACGGCGGGGGCGAGAAGAACGCGAAGGGCGAGAGCTCGGTCGCACGTGCAGACCGGCACGAAGCTGCGAAGACGGTGTGCCGGGCGTGCCCCGAGCGTCTCGTCTGTCTCGCTGCCGGACGCTCGGACCCGCGGGCCGAGGGGATCTATGGCGGTGAGCTGATCACTCGAACCGAAGGGCTGCACCGTGGACATCGACAAGGTTCTCTCCGAGCTGGACTTCCAGCCGCGGGGACTGACCTGCGACGGGAAGAGGATGCTGTGGACCACCCGTCGCACGCAGTCGACGCTTCCTGACAATCTCCGTCTCGCCGAGGTCGACCCCGAGGGCTGCCAGAACCGCACGACCGTCATGTACGCAGCTCGGTTGTGCCCCTGCTGGAATGACCCTCGGAACTTCGCCCGGGTGGGAAAGAGGTTCGAGGACTACGTCTTTGCCGACGGGCTGCTCGTCAGCCAGTTCATGCTGTGCGATGCTCATCTGAGCTACTTCCGTGACTACCTGCACTATCCGTTCCTCTGCCCGGGGTGCGGCGTCCACTTCGAGAACGCCGACGAGATCATCCTGGGACAGAAGAGCATCGAGGAGATGATGTGACGATCTACGGGGACCACGCTGGTGTGTACCTGCAACGGGGCTGGCACTGCCCACTCCCGATCCCCGAGGGGTTGAAGTCGACCCCTCCCGACGACACCACCGGGAACAAGCCCTACATCACCGAGATCGACGTCGAGAACTGGTGTGAGGAGATCCCCGAGAGCAACATCGGGGTCCGGATGCCGACGGTCACGATCGACGGTGAGAAGTACGAAGTCATCGGCATCGACGTCGATCAGTACGACAGCAAGTCCGGCGGCGAGACCCTCGACACCCTGATCGAGCAGTACGGCCCGCTGCCGAGCACGTGGCGCTCGACCTCGCGCGATCCCGAGAACCCCTCGGGCATCCGGTTCTACCTCGTCCCCGCCGGAGCGAAGTGGGTCGGCAAGCCCGGCCCGGACATCGAGATCATCCAGCGCACCCATCGCTACGCCATCACCTGGCCGTCCGTCGTCACCTGGGACAAGGGCAAGGTCGATCCCCCGCGGCACTACCGCTGGTATGACGCCGACGACATCCCCTGCGACGAGCCGCCGGTCGTCTCCGACCTCCCTCACCTTCCGGACAACTGGCGCGAGGCCATGTTCAAGGGGTGGGCCAGCGGCGACCGCGTGATCGTCGACGAGATCAACGACATCGACCTCGCCTTCGCCTGGTTGAAGGACGAGATCCCCGGCTACGCCGAGGCGCCGTCCGGCCAGATGGACCGCGCCTCGGAGCCGGGCAAGCTCGCCGACCAGATGAGCGCCGGTGCGCACGACATGATGGTCGCGCGTCTCCATGAGATCGTGCAGCTCGCCGCCGAGGGCCACCACGGCCTGGAGATCGGCATCCAGCGGGTGCGCAAGGCCTTCTTCGAGGAGACCCTCGGCGCCAACGACGGTGAGGCCCGGCGTGACCTGACCAGCGCGAAGCTGGAGTGGCGGCGCGCGGTGTGCGGGGAAGTCTCGAAGCTCCGCGACGACATCGCCAACGGCATGGTGCGGATCTCCACGGTCGGCGGTTACACCGCGGCCGACGGCGAGATCGACATCGAGGTGTTCCGCGAGAAGACGCTGAAGCAGTGGATCGAGCGCCGCAACACCATCGTCGACGCCAGCGAATACGAAGACAGCGACTCCGGCCGAGCCCACATGTTCCTCGACGCGCTCGGCGACTCCATCCGTCCGATCCGCGGTGGCGCCGACGAGTGGGCCTGGTGGGACGACGAGATCGGCAGGCTGGTCAAGCTGTCGAAGTCCGAGACCTACGGCCTGCTGTGGTCTCGCTCGGTCCAGGCGTCCCTGCGCGCCGCGGCGGGGGCTGCATGGCATCGCGGCAACCTCCAGGAGGAGGCTGGAGATGTCGAGGCCGACGACAGCTTCAAGGCGGCCAAGGACTTCGAGAAGCGGGCCACCGATGCGGGCAACCGGATGAAGATCGAGCACTCGATGTCGATGGCCCATGTGCTCTCGAAGAACCCGATCGACCCCGCGGACTTCGACACCAACCGGCTCACCTGGGGCGTCGGCAACGGCGTGCTCGACCTGACCGGCGCGACGAACGGCATCGCTGAATACGACTCGCTGTGCCGCAAGGGCAAACCCGAAGACCTCATCCTCCAGCACACCCCGGTCGCCTACGAGCCGAACTACACCCACCCGCTGTGGGAGAGCTACCTCGACACATTCCTCCCCGACCGGGAGTACCGGCGGTACGTGCGCAAGGTCTTCGGCTACGCCTTCATGGGCGGAAACCCCCAGCGCCGCATCATCTTCCTCCAGGGTGGCACCTCTACCGGCAAGACGACGATCATCGAAGCGTGCCAGGCCGCGCTCGGCGACTACGCCGGGTCGATCGACATCAACGGCCTGTTCCGACAGAAGCGGGAGGCCGGTCCCATGCCCGAGATCATCGCTGCCTTCCCCCGCCGGGTGGTCTTCGCCAGCGAGGTTGGTCAGCGCAACCGGCTACACTCCGACGTGATCAAGCGGCTCACCGGCGGCGACTCGGTCACCGCTCGCGCGCTCTACAGCAACGTGATGGTCCAGCGGACCCCGATGTTCACCCCGATCATCGCCACCAACTCCATGCCGACGATCGAGGACGGCGACGCGGCGCTCTGGCGGCGCCTGCTCGTGCTCCCCTTCGACAAGGCCGTGCCGCTGAGCAACGCCGACGTGACGCCGATCCGCGACGTCCCCGAGGCCCTGCGCGCGGTGCTGTCCTGGCTCGTCGACGGTCTGCTCGACTACCTGCTGGAGGGCCTCGACGAGAGCCTGCCGAAAGAGGTGTCGAAGCGCCGCGCCATGTTCATCGCCGGGACGTCGACGTTCCAGACCTTCTTGGCCGAGATGCTCACCGCCGACGAGGACGGCAAGGAGGTCTCGACGAAGGTGTACGACCTGTTCCGCCAGTGGTCCAAGCGCGAGGAGGTCGAGCCGCTCAGCCGCCGAGAGTTCTACGCGCGGATGCGGGAGAACGGCTACCCCACGAAGAAGGCCACCGTGCGCCGTCGCGACAAGGTGACCTCCGAGACGATCTTCGTCGGCTTCCGGCTGTCCGGTCAGCCCTGATCGCCGAGCAGCGCGGCGCGCTTGCGCTCCCGCCACTGGGTGAACGTCATGTGTGGCGGGGGCGGAAAGTCGAACCCCTGTTGAGCTGCAAAGATGTTGATCTCGCGGTGCCAGCCCGCGTCGTAGGTGAGGTACTCCGAGTAGGAATCGACGTCCTCTCGAAGCTCCTCGACCTCCTTCTCGATGTGGCCGACCTTCTCGCTGACCCGGTCGTCGATGATGCGATCGAGGTTGGCGGCGGTGACCACGCGGCCGGTCGGGGAGTTGACCTCCGAGCGTCGCTGCCACCAGCGGGCTCCGGCGCCGAGGAACCCCGGCACCTTGGCCATGCCCTTGCTGAACAGAGCGGGGGAGCCGAACAGGACGAAGACGAGAAGGGTGAGCCAGAAGTTCTCAGTCGTGGGGATTGGCAGTTCCATCGGGCACCTTCGCGTCTTCGGGATCGTCGTCGACGACGACCACTGGCTCTCGCCGGATGAAAGCGTATCCGAACGCAGCACACCAATAGGTCAGCGAGAAGATGAAGAACATCACCGGGGTACGGAAGCCGTCCCCGCCGCGGTCGATGGCCGTGTCGGTCAAACCGCACGCCAGCGCGAAGTAGGTCGCCCCGGCCAGATGCAGTCCGGTGATCGCGATCTTCTTCCAGCGTCCGGCGAAGCCCGCCAGGATCAAGACTCCCGAGACGAAGCAGAAGATCCCCCACACGTGCAGCGGGAAGGCGCTCTCGACGGCGTTGAGCGATTGTGTGACGTTGGGGCCGTCACCGGTGATGTAGTCCAGTCCTCGCGAGATCGGCTCGATCGCCCAAAGGATCAGGATGATCATCCGAATCGGGAGGGGGATCAGTGGGACCCAGTCCCCGCGTTCGGGAAGGGCCTGCTTCAGGCGATCGAGCACTCTCTTACTCCTGTCGGTGTCGCGCAGCGGTGACGGCGGCGACCTGGACGGTGGCCACGCCGCGCGGGGTGACACCGTTCGGGGTCTTCAGCACGCCGAGGACGGTCAGGACCGCGAGGAGGGCCCCGACCCCAGTCTGCACTGCCGGGTCGATTTCCACACCGTTGGTGATGGCGACCCAGATGACGAGCGACAGGACGCCGACGGCCGACGAGACCGTGTTGGCGAACCGCTTGTACCAGGGCTGTGCCTGGAGGGTGGTGCGAAGCTCGTCGATCAGGACGCTGGACGGAACGTCTGGGACGTTGGGAAGGGTCACTTCTTCTCCTCGATGATGGGGGCCGGTTCGAGCACGGCCTTGGTGTCGACGCCGACCTTCTCGGCGATGGCGCGGATGAGCAGGAAGCTCTGCCGCACGTTCTTGTGGATCGCGGTGATGAATCGCACCGGCGAGCCGTAGCGCTTGTCGTCGAGCGCGGGGTCCTCGATCTCGGCGACGTAGCCGTCGTAGACGAGCTCGTTCCAGAGGTCCATGACCATCGCGCGCAGGTAGGCCAGCTTCTTGCCCTTGGCCGCCAGCGACGGATTGCCGTCGACGTTGTAGTACTGGGTGTGCCGCTGCGGACGAGGGCCGATGACCCCCTTCTCCAGGTCGGTCTGGTGCGGGTCCGCGGTCTGGATCGCGGCGCCGAGGATCTTGCGCTGTCCGACTTCGTCGATGGCCATGAGAAAACCTCCCGGTAGGATTGCTTCGCCGAGTGCGAGGCAGTTGTTCCAGCTCTTCTTTCGTTCTGCGAAGTGGTAGGGCTCGCGACCCTCGATCCAGCCGTTCACGCACCGGCTGACCGCAAGGATGTCACCTTCGTCGGCCCACTGGTTGATCGACTTGCCGTAACGGAAGGTGGTCGACCAGTACTTCGCCGCCGCGAGGAACCCCCACTTCGGCGTCGCGACCAAATCGGGATTCTTCGTGAAGTGCTCGGGGTCGGTGACGAGACCCTGTGCAACACACCACTTTCCGAACTCTCGGTAGTTGTTTCGGCCGGTGAGCTGGATTGGCCCGCGTCCGCGGAAGCGGTACCCGTCGCCCGGGATCGTGTTGCCGAGATCCCGGCGTCCTTCGTATCCGCGTTGCTGGCTGGTGGGCCCCCAGATCTCCTCGAACCACCGAAGCCCGCCGGACTCCACGGTGATCTGCGAGAACCACGCTGCGGCGCGACGAACGGTGTTCACGCCTGCCTGGGTCATGGCGGCCTCGACCGCGGGCAGGTAGTTGGCCAGCTCAGCGTCAGTCAGCGGGGTCGGGGAGAGGGCCCTGCGGAGGGTCGCGACGTCCATCACAGCCCCCTGTGCGGTTCGCCGACCTGCGCGGCACCGGCAAGCACCTTCGCGATCTCGGCGTCGGTGAGCAGACCGAGGAAGTCGTCGGTCACCTTGGCGTTGGCGGCCCAGGTGTACCCCTTGCCCTCGATCATCGAGAGAGCCTGCTCGACGGTCACCCAGTAGAAGTAGTCCGGGAACCCACTGTCGGCGATGGCCACCTGGTCGAGGCGCCGGTTGTAGGCGACGATCGTCCAGTAGTGGTAGACCCATCCCCCGCTGTACTGCGCGCGCTCCCCTCGCTGCGGCCGTGGGTAGTTGACCGGCGGGACCATGATGTTGCCACCGACGCCGTAACCCGCGTCGATCGAGTGGAAAACGTGCTCGCGGAAGGTGTTGAGATTGCCTCGGTTCGGGATCTCGACGGTGCGATAGATGTCGCCGAGGCGCTCATTCAGCTCGCGGGTGAGGTAGCGGATCGTGTCCGTCCCGTTCACCGTGGTGGGGAGCTGGTCAGCCATGTGTTTCTCGGTGACCTTGATCCCGCGGATCGACAGGAGCACCTGCATCGTCGCAGGCCCACACCAGTAGTAGGTCTCCTGCGGAATGATCACGTGATCGAACTTCAGAAGGACGTCGCCCTCAGCCATACAGCACCCCTTCCCGGTGTCCCGAAGGTATCACCGGCAAGAGGCACTGGTCGAAACTCAGGCCGCGTTGTACTTGACCGTCGGCGTGATGTCGACCGAGGTAGCCGCGGCTCCGACGGTGATCGGGTTGTCCATCGGATACCCACGAAGGAAGGTCGACCCATTCCACATCCCGTAGTGGCTGACTGTGGTGTTGGCCGGGATGCTGAAGGGCACCGCCGATCCCACGACCGTTGCGACGGTCCCCGCGACCGACCCGGCTCCCCAGGTGGTGTTGCCCTCCAGGGCGCCGATGCGGCTGGCGCCGGTGGTGCCGGGGTCCCCGTTGTGCGGGGTGATCTTGTTCCCTCGTCCCGCCATGAACTCGGCGATGGCGATACGGTCGGCGTTGGTTGAGGCCATGGATCACTCCTTGATCGTGGTGATGCGGGACCCATCCCCGCTGGGTGAGCTGATGCAGGTGACGACGGCCGAGTCGATCTCGCCGAACAGACTTGCCGAGATCCGAAGGCCCTCGAACTCGAAGGTCGGAGCGTACCCGTCGGAGAAGGGCCCGTAGTCGTAGGTGGTGAAGCAGGCCGCGACGATGAACCGATCCTCGATTGAGCTGTAGAGGATCTCGGTGTCGACCGGCATGAGCGCGTAGCTGCCGAACTCGATCCACAGCTCGGTCTCGAACGTCACGACTGTCGTGCCCTGATCCATACCTGCCCTCTCGCTCCCGTGCCGCCGCGGGTCCTGTTGCCGAAGATGCCACCGTTGCCGCCGGACCCGCCGCCGCCGGGTGGGTTGCCGGGGAGCCCGCTGCCGTCAGACAGCGCACCGCCGATGTACTCGATGCCGAGGTAAGTGTAGTTGCCCGGGCCGGGTCCATCACGCCTCGTCGAGCCGCTGTTGACTCCGGTTCCTCCGAGGCCGGTGAGCGTGCCGACCGATGCGACGACCGTGGAGTTGCCGCCGGGCTGCCCCGCGGCGTTGTCGGAGTTCGCGCCTCCGGCCCCACCGGCGCCAACGGTTCCGGTGAGCTGCGCTTCGCTCCAGGGGATGTTGACGCCGCGTTGGAGCGTCGCGACGGCCCATTCTCCAGGGAGACCGCCGGAGCCGGGTTGACTGTTCGCGCCGGAGCCGGTCTGGCCGCCTCGGCCGCCGCCGAGCACGATGAGGTCGAGGTAGGTACACCACCCCGGGATCGGGTAGGAGAAGGCCCCGACCGTGGTGAAAGCGGTCGTGACCGGCTCGACGGGACTGAAGGCCGCCGACGCGGAGAAGGACCCGGCTCCGGTGAAACTCGCGATCAGGTGCGCAAGCTGGCCCGCGGCAAAAGAGCCCTCCCCCTGCGCCGCCGAGGCGAGAAGGTGAGCCGCCACCATGGCCTGGAACGATCCGGTTCCGGTGAAGCTCGCGCTGGCGGGGAGGGCGAGTCGGGCCGAGAACTCTCCGGCGCCGGTGAACTGGCCATTGAGATGCGCCGCAACCGACGCCGGGAACGATCCCTCTCCGATGACTTTCGCGAGGAGGTGGACCGCCGCGGAGGCCGAGAATGACCCGTCCGCCACTGCGGTCGCGAGGAGGTGGGCCAGGAGGACCGCTCGGAACTCGCCGCTCCCCTCGAACGACGCGAGAGCCTGCTTCGTGGCCCACCAGCCGACAAGGGGGTCGGTGGGTGGTGGTTGTGGACCGTCGGCCGACCAGCCGAGACCAGGGTTGATCTCGACGTCGGGGACCGGCGCCGGGGTCCACATCGGTCAGACGGCCCCGGGACCGCTGAACCCGCCGTTGGCACCGCGGATCAGCTCGCCGTTGCGGTAGCACTCGACCGAGATGAAGTCCGGGCCGAACTCGTCGTGTCCTCGGGTGAGCACGACGTCGACGCCGGGCAGCGAATCGAACTGTGCGAGAATGGTTTCCGACATTGTCTCCCCTAGCTCAGCAGTCGTCCGGAGAACGACGTTCCGTATCCGTCGGCAACCCCGACGAGACTGGCCGGTCCGCTCGCTCCCCACCCAGGGGCAACCCGCTCGCCGACGGTGCAGTATCTCATGACCGAGCCCATCGCCTGGGTGATGGAGAGTGCCTGTTTCCCCTGGTCTCCGAAGGTGTCTGGGTCGTCTTGGTCCGGGTTAACGCGGACGGTGGTCGACATCGGGATCGAAGAGTTCCCCACGGTCCCTTGACCATGGAACAGCACCGGGCGAAGAAGGGAGGAGGAGGAGGAGTCGATCACCACGGTGGTGCCGGTGTACATCAGCTCGAACTGCCACCAGCCTTCCTTCGTCACGACGAACTCCCCGCGGGCGTAGTCATAGGTCGTTCCGGCCGGGGGCTTGATGTCTTCCGACATCACTTGCGTGTCAAAGAAGTTCGCCGGAATGCGAGCGTTGACAGGTTGGTTGACCGAGGCCGCGGCGACGCGCGAGTACCGGAAGGCGTTGCCGAGCACGATCCCGCCGCCGGGGATGTCCGACCAGGAGTAGCTGGAGATCGGCGACGGCCGCTTCCAGCCGACGAAGGGGACCCCCTCGCCGTACATCGCCAGGCCGTGCCGCCGGAAGGTCGGCCCCATCTTCGACAGGTCGGCGTTGTCGGTATGACCGGCGACGGTGCGGCCGTTGTACAGCAGGGAGAACTGCCTCTCGTTCGCCAGCGACCCGGGGCGGAACTGGATCACGTCACCGGCGCGCGGGTCCTCGACGTCGGAAGTGGCGACCGGGTTGCCAGGCACGCCGTTGAGGACGATGTACACCGCGAGCCCGCCGGTCCGGGAGATCCGAGTCATGATCGCGTTGTTCGGCATGAGGTTGCTCGCGTCGTTGCCGACCCAGAGGCCATCCCACCGGTTGAGCAGGTAGAGATAGGGGGTGCCACCGCCGAGCGAGCTGGAGAACCCACTCTTCAGCACGACGGTGTTCTGGAAGTAGTCGCTGACCGGCGCCTCGCCGTCCCAGAGCGCGTACCCGCGGGCCGGTTGCTCGACGTTGCTGTAGGTCAGCTCGATTGCGTTGTTGACGATCGAGAGCTGGCCGCCGCCGACGTTGTTCGAGATCCACAGCGGGCCGAGGGTGTTGGCGTCCGGCCGGTTGATGGTGTCGGTGCCGCTACGGCCGCCGGAGGCACCGGCCTCGTTGGAGGCCAGGAGTTCCTGGAGCTGTTGCTGCGCGACGACGGCCGCTTCCTGCGCCTCGTCGGCCCGGCGGCGGAGCCCGCGGACGGCCTCGAACGCCTGTGCGATCGGCCCGGTCCCGGCGGCTGTGCCGGTGTTCTCGGCACCATCGCGCACGTTGGCCGCGAGGTCTTCGGCCTTCAGGTCCGCGGAGATCGCGGTGGTCTTGGCGACGTCGGCCGTGGTGCGCAGGCCGGTCACTTCCTCGATCAGGTTGGCCAGCGAGCCGCCGACGAAGGGGACGCCGCGGATCGCGCGGATGATGGCGTCGAGGATGTTCTGCGCGAAGTCCTGGATGCCTCCGACGACCCCGCGGAGCCCGTTGGACAGGGTCGGGAGGATGCCCGCGCCGACGGTGCCGCCGCCGAGGATCGTGCCGAGCTGGGAGATCCACTCCTGGATGTCGACGATCGTCGCCCCGACGCGGCCAGTGATGTTGTCGAAGAAGTCGCCGACTCGGCCGACGATCGCGGCGATGCCGTCACCGAGGTCTCCGAGCGCGTCGATGAGCCCACCGATGAAGCGCTGGGGCAGGCTGCCGTACTTCGAGACCTTGATGTCGTCCCACCACACGGTGCCCGCCGACGCGCTGGCACCGATCTCGACCTGCACGCGGACGCTGGTCGCTCCGGCGGGGACCTGATAGACGCCGGTGAACTCGATCCAGTTGGACGAGGCCCCGGGAGAGTCGGCGTTGACGACGACCGCCTCGTTGACCACCGCGGTGCCGTTGTAGGCGACCGCGGAGACGCGCAGCGCTGCGGGACCGGCGGTCAGACCGGCCCACTTGACCCACCCGGCGATGTTGAACTTCTGCTCCGGGGTGGCTGCAACGGCGTTGGACAGCAACACCTTTCGGGTTCCGTCGGCCGTCGCGCGTGCCGAGCCGGGGGTCGTGTGCCCCTCGGTGCCGTCCCACTCCCAGACCTCGTCGCCGACGAGCGAGTCCGGCCCCTCGAAGCTGCCGTTGTCGAGAAGGTTGGGGTAGCTCTCGCCGATGTGGGAGAAGGGGATCAGGGGGAGTCGAGAAGGGTCGATGAGTCCGGTGACCAGTCTCCGGATCGTGCCCATGGTGTTCTGGATGATGTTGAGAGCGATGTCATTTCCGACATACTTCCCCTCGAATGCATCCTTCAGCGCTTCCCAATTGGCAATGGCGTCTTGCCAATTGGGGATGTCGAAGTCGAACAGCTCGAAGATCTTGGCGACGATCTCCTGGACGCTCTTCGGGTCCCAGATGTCCCGTTTCAGCGCGAGCTGACTACCCGCGCGGAGCAGTTCCTCCGGCGTCCGCGGGTTGAGGTCGAGAGGACTGGTCACTCTACGTCTCCGACCCCGGGATCGGGTCGCAGTAGACGGCCATCGACGCCCGGTCCCGCCGGGTGCTGACGCCGAATGACGCTAAGGTGTCGATGCGACGGATCACCAGGTAGATGGTGCCGACGGCCCCCTTGGCCACCGAGTACGCCGAGGAGTCGGGGGTGATCGGGCCTCCCTCGAATGCCGGGGAGAGGTCGCGCGGGTAGTAGTTGTCGATGAACGCCGAGATGGTGTGCCCCGGCCCGCGGCCGATGACGGGGCCGGTCGGCGAGCCGAGTCGAGCTTCGAGGTCCACGCGCGCCTGGATGCCGGTCAGGCGGACGTCGCACTGCGCGAAGACCCGCGGGTGCCAGGCGAATCCCTGTGCGGGGATCTCCATTTGAGCGACGACCTTGTAGTCGTTCGACCAGTTGTTGTCGGTGACGACGGTGAACTCGTTCGGGCCGATGCCGTAGGGGCCGACCGGGCCGCTGGTGATGGTGAGCGGGACGAACTTGCCGACGGTCTCATCCCAGACCGGCACTTGGCCGTCTTCGAGACCTCCTTCGGGCATGGCGAAGTCGGCCGCCTCGGTGATGGCGTCGCCGGGATCGCCCTTCTGACCGACGCCGACGGCCCCCTTATCGCCGCGGGGGAGCATGAAGTTCAGGATCTTGTTGGTCGGGGTGCTGGCCGGGTCGATGGACACCGAGGCGTTCCCGCCGGAGGGAGAGGTGGTCACGGTGCCGACGGTGAAGCCGACCGACGGGCCGATCTCGCCCTGGAGGCCGACGACGTCGTGGACGATGATCCACTCGGTGCCGGACCAGAACCATGCGGTCTTGGTGATGTCGTTGAGCACGACGTACCCGCGGTCGCCGTCGGCGAGCCCCTGGGGGAGCTGTGCGGTGACGTCGGCGTCGTTGGCCTCGTTGATCAGGACGTCCGGCGCGAGCTTCGGGCCAGGCTCGCCGTCGTTGCCCGGGTCTCCCTGTCGTCCCCGCGGGAGCAACAGCTCGCCGACTCCGTTGGTGACCTCGATGATGGCCCGGCGCTCGGACTCGAAGTCCATGACGTCGCCGTCCCAGCGCAGCCTGAGCTGGACGATCGCCTCTTTGATCGTGTCCGCCATGTCTCTCCCTCGGTTGCGCGTCAGTCTATCGGTCAGGACCCGGCGTCCGACAATGTCCAGAAGTCGAAGGCCTGCTTGACCCCCTGCACCCGCTTCATCGCGAGTTCCATCGGGTCCTTCATACCCTGGTCGTCGCCGATCTTGATGGAGACCTTCGTCTTCTGCGCGCGGCTCAGGGTGACCACGACCCGCCGGACGTAGTCGACATGGATCTCGCCGTCGTCCTCCCAGCCGATGGGGTCGCCGATGTCGAAGTGGACGAAGGGGATGAACGGCTTGCCGTCGACCACGGTGACCGAGAACGACCGGTAGGGCCGGGTCTCGAACATGATCTTGCGGAGCGCCTGGACGGCGTCGAAGGTGTAGGCCGTCGTGCCAGTCCCCGAGTACGCCTCGGGCAGGGTGAAGATGCCGAACTTCGCTCGGAGCCGCTCGTTCGTCTGGCTCTGGAAGGCCATGACGATGTCGGAGAGCTCGCCGCTGATCAGGTCGGACAGGAACGAGATACCGGCCATCGCCAGGATGCCCGAGATGGCCGCGTTGGCCACCATCTCGATGCCCTTGTTCAGCCACTCCGGGGCCTGTCCGCCGACGATCCCGGTGTGCGCCTGGGGGCTGTTGATGATGACTTCGGACTCTTCGATGTCGTCGTCGAGATCGTCCTCGCGAATGACCACCCAGGGGTCGTCGGGGTCGGTGCCGAAGAACTTGCTCAGCGAGTACATCTCGCTGTTCTCGGTGAAGGCGCCGACGACGTTCTCGACGACCGGCGAGATGGTGTCGATGATCGTGTTGAACAGACCGTCGAGCACCGTGCCGGTACGGCCGACCACGCCACGCTTGTCCTTGACCCGGAAGAAGATGCAGCTCTTCTCCAGGGTGATGTCCTTCGACGGCTGGGGATCTCGCCCCTTCACCCAGGCTTGCGCCTCGATGACGACGTGCTCGTCGTAGGTGACCTCCTTGAACAGCTCGTCGAGCGGGGTCATGCGCGCGAGGAGAGTGTTCCAGCGGGTGGTGTCGTAGAGGATGTTCCCGGGGATCACCATGCATGGCTGTGCCCAGTCCTTGACCTTCATCGACCACCAGTTCTCACCGGGGTTGTTGAAGAATCCGATCGGGAATCGGTAGAGCCCGCTGCCGAACGCCTGGAGCCGGAAGATGACCTCGAACAGGTACGCCTCGATCATGCTCTTCGTCGGCATGAGCTTGACGTTCTTCTTCGGGAACTGGAACCCGAGGGGGCTGAAGTTGTTGGGCCAGCAGAACATTGACTCCAGCCACACGTAGTCGCTCACCAGTTCGGCGATGACCGTGCGCTTCTTGCCCTTGCGCTTCTTCCGGCACTTGTCGACGCGGCCGGTCCACCATTTCCCGTTGACCTTGGCGTGGACGAAGACGTTCTCGTTGTCGCAGTTGGCGAAGATCTTGGCCCACTTCGAGTTGTGAGGGACCTCTACTCGCCCGGGGCCGGTCTCGTTCTCGGCGAACTCGAACTCGCCCTCGATGAAGTCGTTGCAGTACCCCTCCAGGCCCATGGGGTCGTCGTCGATCCACCGGCGGACCTCGATCTCGGCCTCGGTGCGCCACGACGGAACGATCCCGCGGTCGTCGAGCGGGATCGGGGGTGCCTCGTCGAGGAATGCTGTGGTCATCGGCTCACCAGAACGTCATGTAGAGAGGCTGGACGACCATCTTGACCGTCTTGTTCGACACGCCGCCGACGACGCGGAACTGCCACTCCTCTTCCGATCGGGGGTTGAGCCAGAGCTTCGGTCGCTGGCCGCTCATCTGTGCCCACAGGTTCTTCTCCGTGCCGTCGGCCGACACCCGCGTGATGGTCTCGATGCGCGGGTCGGGGTTGAGCCAGATGCCCTCATTGGCCTTCAGTGCGGGGAGCGGGATGGTGTCCTCGGCGACGAGCGGGCCGAGGCCTTCCTCGCCCCGCCAGTTGACTACGCGCGTCCCGCGGGGGATGTGCCAGACGCCGGGCCCGGGCAGGTAGATGCGCGGGTAGACGCGCGGTGCGTCGCCGAAGTTGCGCACCTTCATCCGAACGATCGTCTCGCCGCTGGTGGGGATCTTCGCCTCGAAGGTCTCGGAGTACCCCTTGTAGAAGGGATTCGGAGAGGCCCAGGTCCAGGGGTAGTCGGCGATGCGTCTCAGCAGCGCGGGATCTTTGTCGAGGGAGCCGTTCGGGGTCTCGCCCGTCAGGACATCGAGGAACCGCACGCCGCTGTAGCTGTTGATGAAGAACAGCCGGGAATACCTGGTGAAGAAGTTGTTCCGCTGCCAGTCGGCGTACGCCGCGCGCACCTCGCGAGGGGTGCGACCGAGGATGTTGACCGCGCCCTTGATCGTGCGGATGTCGGTGTTGCTGCCGACGAGGTCGGCACCGTTCTGGCGAGCCTCCTGGAGCCACACGAGCTCGGTCGGCGGCCGGTCGAGGCCGACGAGACCGTTGGCCAGCTCGACCCCCTGCTTGCCCCGGCCGCGCATCCCGGACAGCCAGAACCGGCCGCCCTCCGGCCCGCGGAGGATGACCCAGGTCTTGTCGCCGCGGCTGAGTCCTCCCATCAGATCCTCCGTCGTCCGTTCTTGGACCGTCGAATCTGACGGTTCTGCACGTCTTCCATGGTTGACGTCAAGTCATCCTTGCTCATGCCGGTGTTCACTGTACCGATGAGCGGCCCCGCAACTGCGGAGAGCGCCGACTCGATCATCCCCGGCGCGTTCTCTGGGAGGTAGGTCGCGAAGTCGGTGGCGGTCTTCGTGGCCCAGGCGCCGGTGGCGGTGGCGACCTTCGCGGCCAGCTCCGCGGGGTTACCAGCGAGGGCAGCGGCGTAGGCGGGGATGTTCTGCGCGACGCCGTTGGCCAGCTCGGTGACCGCCGGGGCCTTCTTCGCCAGGGTCTCCATCTGGGGCCCGCCGATGCCGAGCGGGGTGCGCTTGGCCATCGACTGAGCGAACTTGCCCCCGTCGGTCTCGAAGGGGTTGGAGAACATCGGCTTCGTCGCGCCGCCGAGTCCGCCCTTGCCCCCGGTGGTGACGTTGTTGTCCGGCTTGTACTCGCCGTTCTGCCCGATCGCAGCACCCTGGAGGTTCTGCCCGTACGCCGAGCCGGTGGTGTCCCCGGGCTTGACGTTGTCGGCGGTGGTCTCCCAGTCCTTGGGGTCGGCCGGGGTGACGGTGACCGGGTCGTTCGAGCTACCGGTGGGAGCAGCCTCGTTGTACTTGGCCAGGTACGCCGTCGCCTCGTCGACGCGCTTGTCGTATTTGTCCGGGAAGGCCGATCGCTGCACTGCCTGTGCTCGCTGGCCGATGGTGCCGGTGGCCCCGGACTTGGCCAGTGCGTCGTAGAACAGCCCGGCGGACTTCGTCGGGTCCATGCGGTCGGCCGCGGTGCCCCACGAGTTGCGCTGCTGGAACGGGCCGACCGAGTCGTGGTCGGAGCCCACCGCGGTGTGCGGCAGGTTCATCGACTCCGGGACGGACTGGTTGGCGTGGATCTCGCCCTCGGACTCGACGAGGACCGTCGCGATGGCGGCCTTGATGTCGTCGTCGGACATCCCGCGGCGCTTGCCCTCGGCGATGACCGCGTCGATGGTGCGCTGCTTCTGCTTGCCGTCCTTGGCGACGGTGGTGTCCGGTCCGAGTTCCTCGGCCGTCGGCGGCTTGATCTCGGTCTGCTCGGGGGTCGGTAGCTCGCCCGGGGTGGTCTGCTTGCCACCGACCGAGTCGATGTTGACGTCCTGGGTCCCGGGGGTGGTCTGCTGGTCCTGGGGGAGCGTCGGGTTGATCCCGATCCCGCGGAGCGCAGCGACGAGCCCGCGGAGCAGGATGGTCTCCGTCGGGTTGAGCATGTACTCGTCGCGGCCGGTGTCGTTCTGCACCACGGTGGTGCCCGGCCGGATGACGCCGCCGGTGTCGAAGAGCATCTTCTTCAGCCCGCCGAGCGCGCCGCCGACGCCGTTGCGGACCTTGTCCACGGCGCCGCCGAGGAGGTTCTTCCAGCCCTCGACCGAGGTCAGCTCCGAGACCTTGTCGAGCAGCTTCTCCTTCGCGGGCTCGACCATCCCGTTGTACATCTCACGCGGGACGGCCTTGATCTCCGGCGGAGGAGCGAACGCGCTGGTCTCCAGGAGCTTCTTGACTGGCGCCAGCGCGGTGTTGAAGGCCTTCTCGGCCCATGCGGTGATGCCGCGGCGAACCCCGGCGTCGGTGACCCCGCCGAACACGATGTCGTCGGGCATGACGTTGGGGTTGATCGGCCCCTGGTTCGGTGCGTACCAGATGTGCGGGTGGTCCATGTGGTTCTGCGTCGGCGACCCGCGGTCATCCATCCCCTCGGTCCGGCCGTCCGGAGGGTAGTGCATCTTCTGTGCCCAGATCGTATGGGTGACCGGGTACTTCGGGTGGTTGGCCATCGAGAAGCCGGTGACCTCGTCGCCGGTCTTCCGGTTCTCGTTGACCATGACGTCAAGCGCACGACCCGAGGAGTGCTCGTTGTAGCCGTCCGGCGGCCGGTACCCGCCGATCGACGACACCGTCTCCGGCCAGGTGTTCTTGATGATGCGGGCCATGAGCTGAGCGATCGGCTGGAGACCGCCTTCGCCCGGAAGCGGGGACAGCTTGTCACCAGCGGACAGCTCGCCACCCTTGGCGTAGCGCGGCAGCGCGCCGTCGCCCTCGGCGTCGGCCAGCCCGGCCGGGGTCCAGGTGAACGGCTTGCCCTTCATCACCATGTCGCGCATCCGGTACATCGCCTGCTGGCCACCGGCGCGCGCGACGTCCGTGACGTCCCACATGTGCTCGCCCGGCATACCGAGGATGCGGACCGAGTCCTTGCCTCGCTCGGCACCAGCCGCCATCGGGACCTCACCGCCGGAGGCCATCCGGATCGGGCTGACGTCCTTCCAGTCGGGCATGTGGCCACCGAGGAAGTCGTCGACGGCCTTCCACGCCCGGCCGATTCCGCCGTTGATCACGTGGTTGATGACCCAGTTGATCGGCTTCGAGGCGATGTCGGCGAGCATCCCCCATGCCTTGCCGATGGCGCTGACCACCTCGGCGAAGAAGTCGCCGACGTTCTGGATTCCGTCCATCAGCGCGTTGAACGCGGGCTTGATGGCGTTCTCCCAACCCCACTTGATCGCACCCCAGATGGCGTCCCAGGCAGGCTTGATCGCGACCTCCCACAGCCAGTGGAAGAAGTCGCCGAGCTTGCGCAGGGCCCAGCCGATCGCAATGAAGATCGGGTCGAGCACGTTGCGGAAGATCGCACCGATGAGTGAGCCGATCCACGAGAAGACCTCGCCGACGATGGCGGCGAGCAGGCGCAGGATCGGGATCAGGATCGGCACGATGTAGCCGACGAGGTCGCCGAGGATCTCGATGATCCGGACGACCGTCGGCATGATGCCTTCGAGCACGCTGATCAGCGGTGGGATCAGGGAGGCGATCAGCTCGCCGAACACCGGCATGAGCGGCAGGATCGCGGTCAGCAGTGAGCCGAACGCACCGACGAGCTGCGGCAGGAACGGCGCGATGGCCTCCAGGGCCATGACCAGCGCGTCGGCGATGGTGCTCGCGAGCTGACCGAGCACGTCCATGATCGGCGGCAGGACCGGCATCAGCGAGTCGACGAGCGACTGGATGACCGGGGTCAGTGCCTCGACGATCTTGGTGAAAGCAGGCGCCAGCGCGGAGATCAGCAGACCGACGAACTCGCCGACGAGCACGAGGATCGGAGCGAGCGCCTTGATCACGGCGCCGAGGAGTTGTGCGAGCGGCTGGATGGCGGGTGCCAGAGCCGAAAGTACCTGTGCGATAACAGGTCCGAGTACCTCGAAGACGCTGCCGAGCTCGGTGCCGATGGAGCCGATGGCCTGGCCTACCACCTGCATGACCGGCTGGATGGCCGCGAGCCCGCCGGACAAGCCCTCGAACATCTGTACGAGCCCGGGTCCGAGTCCGATGACGAGGTCGGTCAGGGCCGGACCGAGCACGGTGAGGATCGTCGAGGCGACGATCTGGATGATCGGTGCGAGGGTCTGGACGGCGACCTTGACCCCCTCGAAGAAGGTCTTCAGCCCCTCCTGTCCCTCGGCCGATCCGAGGAACTCGCGCAGCTCGCCGGTCGCGGTCTCGATGGTGTTGAGGAAGCCCCCGCCGACCTCGGCTCCGGCCGAGAAGACCTCGCCGACGATCGCGCCGACGTTGGCCAGGATGCGACCGAGCTGCTTGGCCATGGTCAGGGAGTTCTCGAAGAACTCTTGCATCGAGCCATCGGCCCGGGCCTCGTCGGTGAACTGCTTGAAGTTCGAGGCCATGTTCGACACCGCGGTGCCGAGCCGGGGCATGAACTCCGAGCCGACGGTGGTCACGTTCATGAAGGCCTGCGCGAACGGCGCGAAGCTCTGCGCGATCCCGGCCCACATCCCGCGGGAGTTGTTGAGCGTGGTGGTGAAGTCCATCGCGGCCTGCTCGGTGGAGAAGGTCGCGAGAGCCCCGCGGAGTCCGCCGTTGATCTCAGTCGCGATGCCAGCCAGGCCGGTCTTCAGCACCGGGAGCTGGACGTTGGCCAGGGTGGTGACCGAGTCGCCGAGTCGGCTGAACAGCGCGTCCTGGATGAACTTGCGGGTCTCGGTCCACGCCGGGCCGAGCGCGTGGATCTTCCGGACGAAGTCCTGCGCGTTGGGGGCCAGCTTGGCCATCGCCTTCGCGAGCTGATCGGTCCCACCCGCCATCGACTTCGTGGCGTCGGCGGCGGCCTCCATGGCGCTGGCCAGCGCGTCTTGGGCATCCTTCAGCCCGTTGACCGCGTCGGTGACGCCGTCCTTCGCCGCGATGACCTGCTCGTCGCCCTCGACCCCCTTTCGGTTGGCCTCGGCGACGTCGGCGGCCAGATCGGAGTTCTGCTTCTTGAGCTGGTCGTACTGGAGCTTCGACTTGTCGATGTCGATCTGCGCACCCTCGATTTCGAGGGCGTCGCCGGAGGCGTAGGCCTCCTGGAGCCGCTTGTAGCTCTCCTTGATCGCGAGCGCCGCTTCCCGCTCGTTGACCGGCGCCATCTTCATCTCGTCGTTCATGTCGCGGAGGCGACGAACGGCGTTGCGGCGCTCGTTGTTCAGGTCTTGCAGGGCTCGGGTGACCCCGCGGTGTGCCGTGGCGAGCCCGCGGTCGGCGGCGGCGATCTGGCGCTGCGCACCGGCCTGCGCGCTGGCGCTCTGGCCAACCGCGCTCCCGGCCGCCTCGGACTCCTTGCTCAGTGCGGAGAAGGCCCCGCCGATGCCCGCGGCACCGATGGCCACCGCGGCGAGACCGGCACCGGCGGCCGTCGCGGCGGCGGGGAGCAGACCCAGGGCACCGGCGGCCTGCGATGCGGCCCCGACGAGTGCGGTGAGGCCGCCGAGCGCGGCCTGGGTGACGATCGGGGCGAAGACGGTGCCGGTGGCGATGGCGGCCTTGCGGACCGGTCGACCACCGCCTCCGCCACCACCTCCCCCGCCGAGCGCGCCGCCGCGACTGCGGCCTCGTTCGGCGTTGACCGGCGTGGTGATCCCGGCGCGAGCGATCGCCTGCATCTCGGCCATGACGGCGGCGAGCGAGGAGAGATTACCCTCGGCCTTGACCGCGATCTTCAGCGGCCCCATCGCGCGGAGCTGCGCCTGCGCGGCGGTGTGTGCCGATGCAACCGAGCGCGCATCGAGGTGGGCCTCGACCTTCGCCCGGACGGTGAGCTGCTTGTGCGCTTCGAGCTTGGCCTTGGCGTCCCGGGCGAAACCAGTGGTGTCGGCGCGGAGCTTGACGTCGTGGGTGAGCTTGATCGCTTTGAGCCGGGTGCGGGCTTCCTGGCGGAAGGTCTTCGCATCCGGCCGGAGGTCGACGCCGACATTGAGCCCGCCGCCTTCGCGGATCGCCTTGCGCGCCGAGACGTGGAATCCGGCAGCGTTGGGGATGAGCCGAACAGCGCCTTCGCCGACCAGGAAGGTCTTGGCCACGCGCGCTCACCCCGTCTCCGAATATGCGAAAGGGCACCTGGGGTTTCCGTTCCCAGGTGCCCTCTCGGTAGGCGATCCGATCCTATCTCAGCCCGGCTTCCTCATGCCAAACCTGGCGGAGAGGTCGGCCATATCGTCCCGTTCGTCTTCGAGCTCCAGGATGTCCAGTGCGCTGACCGGTCGGGGGATCTTCTGCGCCTTGGGAGGCTTCCGACCGTTGACTGCGATCAGCGTCCGTGGGATCTCCTGGATGGATTCGAGCATCGAGTAGAGGGTCCCGAGCACCGGCGTGAAGTCTTCCTGCGACCGGGTCTCGGGGCTCCACTCTGTTGAGCCGAATCCGTCCTCGTCCTCTTCGTCCTGTTCGGCCTTCATCTCGTCGAGCCGCTTCTTCAGCGACTTGGCGTAGTCCTCGTCGAGTGCGAGCGCCGACTTGAATCTGGTGTACGACCGGAGCCCGTTGAGGTACTCGTAGAACTCGAACCACGAGCGGGTTCCGTCGAAGTAGTCCAGGACGTCGAGACCATGCCAGTATTCACGGAAGTCCAGCATGATCTCTCGACCGAAATGGTCGAAGAGGTCGATCAGGCCTCTTTTCCCCCGGGGACCTCGTGGCTGTCGTCGTCCCAGAAGTCCCACATCTCGGTGATGAGGAGCTGGAGGACCGAGATGTCCTTGCCCCGCACCATGTCGAGGATGCGAGTGAAGTCGACGCCGAGGAGAGCCCGGAGCTGGTCGTAGACCGTCTCCGCACGCTCGTAGTTCATCGACTTGATCGCGTCGGGGTACGGAACCTCGATCGGATCATCACCCTCGATGGTGATGATGAACGGGTCTCGGTTGCGCCCCTTGGTGCGCTTCTTCGCCCGTTCGACGAGGGACTCGAAACTGGTTCCCATGCTCTACCTCCCCGGTAGTTCGATCAGTTGACGCCGACCTGCTGGCCGGACGCATCGGTGCCGCTCTTGGCGGCGGTCGAGCCCTTCGCACCGCGAGTGGTCTTCGACGTGGTCGAGGCTACCTCGGTCTCGGTCGACTTGGCGTCGTCGGCCTTGTCCGCGGTCTCGCCGGGCTTGTCGGCGTCGGCGGGTGCCTCGTCGGCGGGTGCCTCGTCGCCTCGCTCGGCGGCCTCGATCTCCTCGACGACCTTCAGGCCCTCGACGAGCTTGGGGTACTTCTCCTCGCCACCCTCGGCGCCGACGAGCAGCTTCGCGGTGTCGACGGGGACGTAGCCGTCGTTGAAGCGGAAGTTGGTGAGGTCGACCGCGGTGGTGGCGGTGACCACGATGCCGGTCTTCGGGTGGACCAGCTTGACGGGGTTGAACGACATGGTGTTCTCCTTCTCGGAAGAGATGCTCCCCGGTGGGGGCCGACCCGGCTCGCCACCGGGGAGGAAGGGCGAGCCGGGCCGGGGCCTACGGGGTGGGGTCGGGAGCGAGGGTGAAGCCCATCTTGGTGAGCTGCGCCTTCCACCCGGCGCCACCGAACATGTGCCGGACCGCGTAGCCGAGGTCGTCGGCGACCTTGGCGTTGACCGTCATGCCGTGGACGAGGGCGTCCTCGGAGTTCCAGTTCTGGTCGCTCTTGGCCGAGACGTTCGCCCGCGGCATGAGCTTGCCGATGAAGACCTCCTTGGGCCCGCTGCCGTCCTTGGACAGGAACAGCATCCGGCGGTAGGTGGTCGTCGGCTCGACCGACTGGTTGAAGGCGACCTCACCGGTATCGAAGTCGCCGAGCACGCCGTCGAGGTCGACGTTGTAGAACATCTCCAGGACGATCTTGTTGGTCTCCTGGCAGGTGAACTGCGCCGAGGTGACGTCCTTGGTGATGTCCGACCGGGTCGGCTCCAGCGCGCCCCACGACTCGATGTCGCTGGTCTCGGTGTCGGCCGCGAACACGACGCCGTCGGACTTGGAGACCCATCCGAGCTGGTCCCAGTCGGTCAGCGCGGTGAGCTCGATGGCGCCACCGGCGGCCAGTGTGGTGAGCTTGAAGTCGGCATCCAGTTCGAGGTCTTCGTCGGCAACGCCGATGATGCCTGCGAGGGGCTTGCGAATCAGCTCGCCCTGGCGCTTTGCCAGAGTCGCGAAAGAAGGCATCAGCCTTGCTCCTATCTCTCTCGTCCCGAGTCAATCGGGGTAGATGGGTCGGTATCCGGTCCTGAATTGCCTTGTCACGCAACGGTCATCGAAGTTGTTCTGCCGGACCTCTTCGTCGCCGGTGGAGTCCTCGACGAAGTCAAGGTAGACCCCGTCAACCTCGGCACCACTGCACCCGAGCAGCAGGATCGTCGCCAGGTTGGCGGTGCCGTTGGCCATGTCCCTCGACTTACCCCAGAACAGTACCTCCACATTCGGGGAGTACGAAAAGTCGTCGGGATCGTACTCACCCCCACGGCGGTGGATCTCGATAAAGGGTGTCTCGATCACCTGACCGGTGACTTCGTCGATCTTGTCCTGGTCGTAGTCCGAGATCACGAAGTTGCCGATGTGGCTGTCCTTCTCGACCAGGGGACGCAGCACCGAGCCGAAGAGCATCTCGATGTCGGGGTAGGTGATACCGTCGGGAAAGTCGCTGTTGAAGCCCGGGAACTTCTCCTTGGCGTCGGCGACCAGTTGGTCGAGCGTCGGCTGTGTCCAGGTCATGCTGATACCCTCCCCCGCCGAGAGATCTTTCGACCTCCCGACTCCTTGATCAGTCCCTCGCGCAACGTCTTCGAGGCGTTCTTCATGTTCTTCTGGCCGTAGGCGACGACCATCATCTCCATGCGGTCCTTCTTCCGGCCGCCGGGTACCCGCTTGAACACTTTCACCTGGTCGGCCGAGTGCGGCCCGGGCCCGCGGCCGCGACCGGCGCGGTTGCGGAAGTGCCATGCGATCTGCACAGCCTCGTAGCGCAACGCGCGATCGAGCGGCTTGGACTTGCGGAGGAGTTGGCCGAAACCCTTGATGTTCTCCTCGTATCCGGTGCGGAAGAGCCGAGATCTATTCGCCACCGCGGTCACCGATCCGGCGGAGGAACTTGAAGTTGACCTCGTTGCCGAGGTCGATGCTGGAGAGCGGATTCATGCTCCACAGGAGGCCTTCAAGCGACCCGTCGAGCGCGTAGGCAGCCCGCTGGCCGGACGGGAAGGTGACGCGGAACTCGTAGTCCTCGCGCAGCCTTCCGATGTCCTCGGCGGAGAGCCATGCGGTGTACCCGCTCTCGATCCGCTCGCGGAAGCTGTCGTTGGTCGCCACAGTGGTGGTGCGAGGGACGAAGGGGACGCTCTCCAAGGTCAGCACTTTCGTGGCGGGCTTCTTGTTGCCCCACGAATCCTTCTCCCCGGCGACCGACCACACCTCGATGTCGAACCCGCCGATCCAGGCGTTAAGCCCGATCATCGGGGCCACCGATGGCCAGGGATCATGCTATGGATCGGACCGACGGCGACCTCGTCGAAGGTCTCGTCGATGGCACCCCGGAGCAGGGCGAGATCTTCGGCGTCGAACACGATGCGGCCCTTGGCCCAGTAGTCCTCTCGGGTCGCCGAGAACACGCCTGCGCTCTCCGAGGAGAGCCCGCCGAAGTTCCGGAGCTTGTTCTCTGCGGCCTGGACGACCATGTCCCGAGCGAAGCCGACGACCGCCGGGACGACGTTGGTCTCGTCCTCGGGGCTCTCGGGGTCGTAGTCGCTGGCGGCGAGAGCCTTCTCGATCGCCGCGTTGAGCTTGGTCTCTCCGACGATCATGGAGAGACGACGAGAGGCCCGCCCCAGGAACACTTCCACCTTCGGCTTCAGTGAGGAGGGGATCGGCTTCTCGAATCCGGCTTGCACGTGTTCAAACGTGGCGAGCATGTCGATCCTCCCTGGTTTCCTGGTGCGGGCCTCTCCTGTTCGTCCTACTCGGCGACCCCGGCCTCGATGCAGGCGTCACGGATGTCGTCGCGACCCATCTCCGGAGTGACCGGCACCCCGATGTCGTCGTGGGTGGCGAACAGCTCCCATGCCTCGCGAGAGGCGTTGCCCTTCGGCTGCTCCGGCTTGCCGTCGGCGTTCTCATCGCCGCCGGTCTGGCCCTCGTCGGGATCGACCGGCACGAGCTGGGACTGACCCTGCTCGCTGGCGGCAGGCTCGCGGCCGGGGCCGATGCCCTCGGCGTAGTCCTTCTCGCCGCCGCGCTTGGCCGGAGGAGGCTGGCTGACCGAGCGGAGCTGCTCGGCCAGGTCCAGCTTCTCGAAGAGGTGGTCCTTGCCCTCGACCTGCTTCAGGGCCCAGTCGGGCAGCTTGTCTCCGGGGCCGAACGTCGACACGGTGGTCGCGCCCGGCTCCCGAAGCATCACGTGGGTGACGAGCTTCCCGGCCATCTCAGATCACCTTGGCCCGGAGCGAGTAGTTCGGGTTGATCAGGACCGGCATCGCGATGGCGTGAGCCGAGACCCACATCCGTGACGGGACGTCGTCGTTGTCGTGGACAGCGGCGACGATGCCCGGGCCGTCCTCGGGGTCGAGACCCCACTCCGGCTTGTCGGCCTCGATCGTCTTGCCCCAGTAGGTGGAGCCGAGCTCGGACGAGCCCGCGACGGCGGGGTCGCCAGCGCCGGGGAGGGCGATGATCGAGTCCCGCGGGAGCAGATCCTTGATCGTGGTGGAGCCGTCCAGCTCGCGGACCTTGACCCGGCCACCCTTGACGGTGAAGCCGGGGAGGTTGTGCTGCTGGAGCAGCGCCGCGACGTTGGCGTCAGGGGCGAGCTGGCCGTAGGTGGCGGCATCGCGACCCATGGCTGCGTTGACGACCTTCGGGTGGCGGTAGAACGCCGCTCGGACCTGGGTCGAGGTGAGCAGGGTGCCGATCTCGAAGCCGTTCTCGTCGAGGTACAGCTCGTTGAGGTCCGAGAGGTACTCGATGGGGTCGGAGTTGGGATCGGTGAACAGCTCGGCCGCGGTGGTGGTGAAGTCCGCGCGCCGACCGAACGGCACCTCGAAGTCCTGGTTGTTGCCGACGAAGGTCAGCTTGCCGTGAGCCAGCGCCTCGGCCCGCTTCAGGTTGATCTGGAGCGCGACGGCACGCGCGATGCGGCGCGACACCCGGTCGATGTAGGCACGCAGACCGTCCTCGGCACCCGCGCGGAGGCGAATCCGATCCTCCTCCAGGAGGGGGATCTTCTGGCCCAGCGGGTGGATGCGACCGCGCATCTGACCGAGCGCCTCGTCGTTGGCGATCGGCAGCTCGGCGTCGAACGCGCGGTACATCGCGGCCTCGATCAGGCCACCCTGGCCCTCGTCCGCGGCGTACTCGATGTCGTCGAGGGTCTCCGACGGCAGGAACTCCGCGAGCGTGTTCGGCCCGTTGATGTCCTGGTCAGCCAGCGCGACTCGAACCTGGTTCGTGATCTCGGCCGGTTCGATGAAATCGCGATTGATGGGCATCGCCCACTCCTATCTGATGAAGGGGTAGTCGGAGGACCGATTACCGGTAGATGAAATGGGGGCTGACGTCGGCGTCGGTCTTGTCGAACGCCACCGGCAGCCGGTTGACGATGATCTGACCGCGCTTGATGATGGCGCCGGAGAGCGGGACGTTGTCCTGGCCGGTGACCGGGTCGACGAGCTGCTTGGCGTCGACGAGGAAGGCGACGTGCTTCTGCCGACCGTCGGTGGCCGTGGGGTCGTACAGGCCGTACTGCCCCTTGGTCGCGCCGTTGGCGGTGATCTCGCCGAGAGGCGTGCCACCCTTGACCCAGTTCTGCTCGCGGTGGGTCCCCGCGGCCTTCAGGCTGGCAGCGTGGAGGGTGGCGCTCTGCGCGTACTCCAGGCCGTCGGCGGACGCCATCCAGGTGTGATCCCGGATGTTGAAATTGGTCGTCCGCTGGGGGACAAGACCGGGCATGGGTCGCTCCTTCTGTCAGTCTTGGTCGAGGTATCGGCCGAAGCCGCGGTTCGAGGCTCGCGCGCTCGTGGAGGTGCGCGGGGGCCGCGAGGTCGCAGCGCCGGTGATCGGGGTCAGGACCTTCTTGATCTTCTCCCGGTCGACAGACCCATCATCATTGATGAACCTGCTGGTGTCCAAAGTCGCGATGACGTCGTCGAAATCCTTCTTCTTCAGCGGGCTCGCCTCGAAGATACCGTCGATGACCGAGTCGATGATCTGGGTCTGGAGACCGGAGATCCGCTCCTCGTAGTGGTCGGTCAGCTCGGTCTCCTTCTCAGAGACCGCGGCCGCGACCTTGTTCTTGATCTCGTCGGCGCGAGCTGCCTCGTCCTCCGACATCCCCTTGCGTTCCAGCTCCTCGATACGGGCCTGGAGGTCGTCGGCGCGCTTCTTCTCGGCCTTGTACTCTTTCGACTTCGTGACGTCGATGGGCTTCGGCTCGGGCTTGTTCTCGTCGTTCTCGCCCGACTTGTTCTTGCTCTCGTCGTTCTCGTTGCCACCGTCGTTCTCATTGCCACCTCCCCCGCCGTCCTTCTCGTGGCCGTTGGGGTCGCGACGCGGGATCGCGCGACCGGCGCGCAGGGGGCGGCCGGTGAACGGCAGCCCGCCGTCGAGGGGCATCGCAGCGGCGATGGCGCGAGTCCTGGTGATGTGCTTCATGATTGACCTCCCCGGTCGGTTGCTGACTCCCGCGGACTGAAAGTGATGTCCTCGGGCTTGCTCTTCTTGCTCCGGGGCACCGACCGGAGAACCGGCCCGAGCTCCGGGTGATCGAACACCTTCCACTTCGTGTTCGACAAGCTCTGTCGGTCCGTCGAGTCCCCGGCAGCTCCGTAGAGTGTATCCAGATCCTCGTCGTTGATCTGTTGCCCGACATCCCGACCGGCCACGATCTCGACCGGCTCGCAGTTGCACAGGTTGTGCAACGGCATCAGGTCCTTCTTCTTGTAGACCCGCGTCGACGCCGCGATGCAGAGGCCGCACGACTGTCCCGACGTGGCCAGCTCGGGATGCAGCACCCGCCGGTAGCCGGAGATCACCCCCGGGGCAGCGGCGGCCACAGCGTTGCGGAACGCGGACCGGTTCGCCATGCCGAGGTCGTCGTTGACCATCCGCTCCAGCCGGATCTCCATCTCCTGCTGTGCGACCTGATCGAGCAGGACCCTCTGCTCTTCCTCGCTCAGGGCCGCTTCACGGCGAAGCTCTGCTTCGAGTCGCTCAGCCTCATCGGCCTCTGCGTCTTCGGCCGCTCGCGCGGCACGCTCAGCGGCGTCGACGGCATCTTCAGAGGACCAATCGTCCGGTCCGTCGTTGACGGCCCGATCAGAGGCCGCTTTGCGGGCTTGGCCTGCGCCTCCCGCTCCCGAGCGCGACGACGAGCCCTGCGCTGCCGACGATCCTCCTCGACTGCCCGACGCGCCTTCAGACGAAGATGCATCGGAGCCGCCGCCAGAACCTCCGGCTCGACCTGAGCCGCCGCCGCTTCCCGATCCAGAGCCCGATTGCGCGCCGCCACCTTTGCCCGGTGTCCGCGACGTGCCTTTGACTTCGGCATTCGACTCCCCTCGTCTGCTGTCAGCCACCACCGCTCCACCGATGGCCTGGAAGCGCTCTTCCTCGGCCTGTGCGATCGTCGCGCGGATCGACTCGGGACCGGCTGCCACACGGCGCCGGTAGTCGGCGGCCACGCGCTTGTAGGCCACGGCGAGATCGGTCGTCCGGCCGTCGGCCGGTGGGACGTAGTCCCCGCGGAGGGTGTGGCCCTGCGCGGATAGTCGCGCCGAGACGGCCGACCAGGCGATGCGTCCCACCTCGGAGATCCCCATGCCGACGAGCTGCGCGGCTTCCTCGGCGAACCGGGTGACGGCAGTCTCGTTGTAGGGGTTGATCATTCGCAGCATCGGCACGAGCTGGAGCACGACGTTGGTCGTCACCGCGGAGCGAGCTTCGGCGGCGGCCAAGGTGATCGCAGCGACTTGCGCCACGGTCCACTGTTCCTGCTCCTCGGCCGTCATCTGGTCCGGCGGCACCGGCGGGACGTCGATCAGCGCCGGACGCGGCGCGAGGGCGCCGGGGGTGGTCACTGGCCGCTCCGGCCCGCGGTGGCCCCGGTGGCGCGGCTCGTGGCGCCGTTGCTGGACGCCAGGGCCGTCGCGCTCGCGGCGCGCTGCTGGAGGGGTGTCTGCTGTGCCGGGTTGGCACCGGAGGTCTCACCGGCGGCCGGGGTGCGGATCGCGTTCTTCAGCGTCTCGGAGATCATCTCCAGCTCGGTGACCTCGATGGTCTCCGGATCGAAGTTGAGCACCTCGCGCATGATGGTGCGCAGCGGCATTCCGAGCGCCTTGGCCTGGCTGGCCGCGCTGTAGCGGTCGGTGATCGAGACGTTGTCGCTCGGCATCCAGATGACGGCGAGCTTCTCGATGTTGGCCCGCTCGGTGTCTCCGTTGATCTCGAACATCAGCGACATAAACCGACGCCAGCGTGCGGACATCCGCGTCTTGCGGTCGCGGATCTTCAGCAGGTAGCTGTCGTTCTGGAGCTCGGAGCCGGTCGCCGACTGGTTCGCCGCGTCGGAGGAGAAGTAGTTCATCGGAGTCCGGGTGACCGACGCGAGGTCGCGGACGTCGTCCTTGACCGCGGAAAGGATGTCCTGGATCGACGTCTGTCCCGACTCCCAGATCTCGGCGTCCTCGGGGAGAAGCCAGAGCGCGTTGGGGTCCGACGGGAACATCTTGTCGTAGTCGATCTCTTTGCCGTCTTTGTCGTACTTCGGGAACTTGCCCTTGATCGCACGCTGCTTGAAGGCCTGCATGGTCGCGATGACCACGCGCTGGAGGATCATGTGGTTGATCCGGTCCAGGATGTCGGTGTGCTTCTTGAACTCGCCGCACTCGTCCCGGTTCGGGAAGTCGACGAGCGGGATCATGGTGAGGCCGGTCTCGACGGTCTTCCACCAGGTCCACCGCTGGGTGAGGTAGGTGGTGACCGGGATCTCGCGCTCGAAGTTCCCGCCGAGAGCACCGACCCTCCCGCGGGCATCGCGGTCGCGGACGGCGATGTGGATGCTTACCGGGCCGGTCCCGAGTCCGTTCTGGTCGACGTCGCGCAGGTAGAGGAAGGCGTAGTCGCGGCCCTCGGTGGGTCGGTGCTCGATGCAGAGTCCGGCGCGGGGCTCCTCGGCGACGTCGTTGATCACGAGGGCCTGCGAGGGGAGGTAGTGCCGGGCCTTCTTCGTGATCGGGTCGGCCAGGAGGTACCCCTTGCCGAAGGTGTAGCTGTCCGAGATTGCCTTGTCGCCCTTGACATCCATGTCGTTGGCGTCCCACAGTTCGCGGGCCTTCTTGTCGCCGTCGGTGTCGTAGTCGGCGGCGGTGCGGAACCCCTGGACGGTGGTGCGGTCGGTGCAGGCTCCGATGATCTGCTCGGCGAGGTTGGTCCGGGACTTCTTCCGGAAGACCTCGAACTCCTTCCACGAGTCCTCGGTGCTCGACGGCGTCTCCGGCTTCGGCGGGTCACCGTCGACATAACGGTTCAGCCGCTTGAACTCGGGGTGAGCGGAGTAGAGCTCCTTCAGCATGTAGATCAGGAACCAGTCGTTCGAGGGGTCCTCGGCATCGCCGGGACGCGCGGCCTTGACCGCGTCGCCGTACTTCACGACCTTCACCGAGTGTCTCCCTCGTCGATTCCGCTCACTGTAACAGCCCTGCTACCGGACTCGGATGATCTCGGTGGCCTCCTCCGGCGGTTGGGCCCCCTCGTTGATCGCGTCCATGCGCGCCTCCCACGATAGAACCGCGGCGACGGCGAGGTCGAACTTGCGTTCGTAGGCGATCTTCGTCAACACGAACCTCGGCTGGCCGTCCTCGTCGACCCCGCGGGTGGCGCGCTTGCCCGTATTTCCGATGTGCCGCACGAAGTCTGGATCTCCGTCGTGGGACACCGCGCCGCTGCGGATCGCGCTGATGTAGCCCTTCACCGCGTAGTACATCCGGGTCGGGTCCTTGGTCCAGAACTCGAAGACCTGGTCGGGGTACTTGGCGTGCCAGTTGCTCATCGACTCGACCCAGTGCGGCGGGTCGCCGTAGAGCCGCCACACCTTGAACCGACGCATGATCTCGTCAAACTTGGCGTTGACCTCGGCCTCGGAGACCTGCCACTTCTTCTTCGAGCCGTCCTCGTTCTTCCCGATCACCGAGTCGTCCGGCCGCTCCCAGAATCCGAGGACGTTCTGCTTGCCGGTCCGGATGTCGGTGACGACGAACCCGACCGAGTCGTTGAACTTCGCGCCGTCGAATCCAACGGTCACGAATGAGCCATCTGGGATCGTGAATCGGGGGTCCCCGAGGGCCTCGAACTCGTTGCGGTCGAATGCCTGCGCGGCGGTCTGGGTCCAGCGGTTGGTCCACACCCGCTCCAGGTACTGCTTGTCGGCTCCCTCGCGATCCCAGTTGGCCGCGATGGCATCGAGCCGCGACCACTCGCGCACCGAGGGGCTGGTGGCCTCCCAGATGGCGGCCATGCGCTGCTCCATGGTGTCGAACTTCGAGTTGTCCGGCGCCTGTCGGTGCAGGAAGTAGAACCCCTCCGACTTCTTCTTGCCCTCGGCGCAGGCCTTCCCCTCGCGGTACTCGTCCTCGGCGTAGGACCCCTGTCCGGGCTCTCCCGCCGTGGTGATCGCGAGCTGCCAGGCGTCCTCCATCGGTCGCTTCGGGAGGTTGTTGAGCATGGTCTCGATGGCGTCGCGGTGGGTCTCGGTGTAGAGGCGGTGTGTCTCGTCGAGACCCTGGAAGGTGGTGCGCGCGCCGTCGGCGGAGTTCGGGTTACCGGCCAGCGCGTGGCACTTGCCGTCCTCGGCGCCGAACTCGTTGAGCCGGAGGATGCGCTGCTTGCCGATGTCGAAGATCTTGTCGGCATCCTCGGTGGTCTCCAGGATCGAGCGAAGTGCGCCGAACGCCAGCTCCTCGGTCTGATCCTTGGTGTAGGCCAGGAGAGGGATGTAGGGGTTGTTGACCGCGCGTCCCGGGGCGAGCCCGCCCTCGGCCTCGGGGTCGTACGCGGTGAATCGCACCGGCGCGTCGGGGTGCAGTTCGCAACCGGTCACCCAGGCGAGGAACTCGGTCTTCGCCGATCCCTTGCGCACCGACCAGCTCACCCGCTGGAAGCGGCGGCGGCCGGACATGTCGATGCCGTAGAGCGTGTACCCCTCGGGGTAGTACTCGTAGGCCCGGTAGAGCACGGTGAGCTGGTCGTCGGACAGCCGCGCCGGTTGCCCCTGGAGCGAGCCCGGACCGAACTTGAAGCGGTCCTCGATGAACGCCGCGACCTGCGGCCCGAGGGTCGGGAACTCGATGTCGTCGTTCTCGGCCGCCGGGTACTCGATCAGCATCGTTCTCTCCTCCCCTGACCTGCGCTTTTAAAGCGAAACCCGTTTTCCTTGAATTGCCTCCCCGACAATTCAAGTCTCCTTCACTGCATGTAGAGCCCCGCGGCTCTGGCCTTGCGTTTCACCTGCGCTCGCGACGAAGTGCCGCGGCGGATTCCCGGTCGCCACTCCTCCTGCGAGTTGCGCGTCTTGTCGGCGTGGCAGGCGTCGCACAAGAGCTGGAGGTTCGACGGTTCGTTGCCCCCGCCGTCGATGCGTTCGACGATGTGGTCGACCTGGTGCGCGGGCTCTCCGCATTCGCGGCAGACGTGGAAGTCGCGCTCGCGCACGAAGTTCTTCTCGTCCTCGGTCAGCGGCCGGTCGCGGGTCGGCACCTTGACGCCGAAGGACTTGCGCCAGTGCTCCTTGCATCGGAAGTCGTCCCCGTTCGGCGCTTCCTCGGCCCGCCGAGAGCACTTGCGCGACCTGTTCTCTGGGTCTCGCCAGGAGCAGAGCTTCGGGGCCCGGCCGGTCACTTCGGCTCCTCCGCGCTGTAGAACGGCTTCAGCTCTTTCATCAGCGCCGTGGCGATCCCGTCGGTGAGGTAGGCCAAGACCTCCTCGTTCCGAACGCCGACCACCCCGTTGCTCAGCGTCGGTCGCTGGGAACCGATGTGTCCCTTTAGCGCTCGGGTGGCCAGATGGACACTCTCGTGGATGAGCACGCGGTCCGAGAGCCAGTCCTGGGTGACGATCAGCGTGCCGAGGAAGCCGTTCGGTGGGATCTCGTCGCGGTGCCAGATCACCCCGGCCCCGGCGTTCTTCTCGCCGGTGATGTTGGCGACCATTCGTCGGCGGTACTCGCGCAGGTGCGCAGTGGTCTCGTAGAGGTTCACCCGAAACCAGTGCTGGGGGAGGACCCAGCCGTCCTCAAACTCGGCCCGGGGAGAGTGAACGGTGAACCACTCCAGCAGGCCGTCGGGCCGCGTGGAGCGCTTCATCGTTTCGGGTACCCCTGCGAGGTTCGCTTGCGGCGCTTACCGTTTCGGTCGAGCTTCTTCTTCAGCTTGCGCGCGGCGGCGTTCTTCGGCACGAAGCCGTGGCCCCACTTGGCCCCGTTCTTCGCCTTGCCCTTCTTCCGGGTGTTGAGCGATCCGCCGCGTCGTCGTGTCCTGGCCATGTCAGGATTGTAGCCGTCGATCAGGCCGCGGCCCTGACCATGACGCGGAACAGCGCGCCGGACCCACCGAAGCCGAAGCCCGGGGTCGCCGGGAGCGGACCGGTCATGGTGCTGGTGAGGTTCGAGATGCCGGTGCCGGACACCTGGGAGGCCCCATTCGACGTCAGGAAGGCATCGTTGCTGACCATCGCTCGCAGCACCGGTCGTGTGGCTGGGTTCCCCTGCACCGCGGCGCCGACGAGGAGGTGGTCCCCGGCGTCGACCGACAGCCCTCCCGGGATCGAGATGGTCTTCACTCCGACAGTCTCGGCCTCCACGGTGCCCGCGTCGACGAGGAGAGGGCCGATGACGTTGGTCAGCGGGTCGTAGTCGTAGATCCCGAATCGCAGGAGGGCCCCGGCCGTCCCCGCGGTGGTGACCTCCAGGGCCATCGCGTCGAGAACGCAATCTCGACCGGCGACAATCCGGCCGAACCGGCACTCGCCGTTGTTCGCCGTCGCACGAGTGGTGGTGGTGCCGGTCCCGGGGATCGGGTACCAGAGGCCGCCGACGAGCGGGACGATCTTGTCCCCGCCGAGGAGGGCCTTCAACATCGTCTGGTCGTGCTGCGACTTCGGCACCGCGTGTGCCCCGGCCGTGGCCTCTCCGACCTGCACCGTCCCGCCGGTCCCGCGGAGCACGAGGGTCGCTCCGGATGGCGAGGAGGAGATGGCCCACAGGATTTCTTCGCCCGCACTGTTCGTGCCGTATGCCTTGTTCGCCTGATCGGACGCCGGGACGAACTGTTGAATCAGCTCCTCGATCTGCGCCGGAGAGATGACTTGCACCGCACCGACGAAGTAGGGGAGGTCGTTGTACAGCGTCGAGCCGTCGCCGATCTTCAGCGCGCCGGTGTCGTCCTCATAGGCTCCCTGGCCCCTCTGCAACAGCGGGTTGAGCGCAGCCCACTCCGAGGCTTTCCGGGTCGGGAACACGGCCCCAAGGTTGGTCGCCATCAGCTCTTCGATCTCCCGTTCCCGCCGACGTTGCGCTTGTCACCCGGGTAGACGCCGGTCATCTTCTTGTGCAGCCGAGCGCAGAACCCCTCCGCGGAGAAGCCCTCCTTCTCGGCGTACTTGCGGATATACCGGATGCACCGGGTCATGTCCCCTGGGGTGTTCCATTTGATCTTGGCCCCGCCCTTGCCGGTCGACCAGTACACCTTCAGGTTGGCGCCGTCGGAGGCCTTCCCCTTGGCGCGGCTCGACGATGACGACATGGCGCGATCGTACCCCCGAGCAAGACGAAACCCCCAGCCTTGTAGACCGGGGGTTTCGACTGCTGTGGCTGTCCCGCTACCTGCACGAGTAGAAGACGTCGTCAGCGTATCACGACGCTCGATGTCGCCGGATCATCTGCTCGACCAGGTCGGCCGCGTGGCCGGTGTAGGTCTTGGTCGACCCGGGCATCTTCTCGGAGTTGTAGATGACGTGTCGACTCGGACGCGCGGGGGTGCGAAGGATCGCGTTCGGCGGCGTGCCGAGGTACCGCCGGACCGCATCGAGGGTGGCGTTCAGATCGAGGAACCCGACGTTCCACGGCTGCCGGACCCCGGTGATCGCCTGCGCGAGCAGTCGGAAGCCGTTCGTAGCGGGCAGTGCCGAGATCGGATCGTCCGGCGCGGAGATCTGATGAAACTCCGTGGTCGTCGTGATGAACCGTCGGTCGACGCACCCGTAGTGCGCACGGTTGACTTTGCACTCCGGGTCGATCTGCTTCGAGTGTCGCATCGGGTCGGAGATCAGGATCGCGCCGACGCAGTTGCCGAGGGCCCCGGCGGCCAACAGATCCCCGCCGATGAGGGCACCGAGCGAGTAGAAGGCCCAGATGGTCGGATGGCCGTCGGCGTCGGCGAGCTGAGCCCGCCGGTAGCCGTCGGCGTAGCTCTCGTGGAACATCTTCGTGCCCCCGGCCGGGGCTATCGAGGCGTAGTACGGCACCGGGTAGTGAGCGACGCCGAGAGATGCTGCGCGCCTGGTGATGTCGTCCATCATGTTGAAGCCATTGGTTCCGTCCGGCTGTGCGCCGAGAGGTCCGGTGTTGCCCTGGAAGGGCTCGCCGGTCCCGCGGAGTGTGCGCAGGACGATCGGTGGTGCGGACATCAGGTTCCTCCCTGTTCGGCCTTCTTGGCCTGGAACTTCGCGGCTGCTTCGCGGAGCATGTTGATGGCGATCCCGGGGTTCACCGAGTCGAGGTTCTTGACCAGCAGGGAGAACCGCTCGGCGTTCGGTTTCTCCAGGTCGCCGCGGGGGCGCTCGACGAGCGCGATCACGATGGCGTGCTTGACGAAGAAGTCCTCACCGAACCGAATCTTCGTCTCCGAGTTCATCGCGTTGCGGATCGTGTCCGCCGACGCCTCCGCCACTTCCTCCGGTGTCATCTCCGAGCCGGACATAGTGCCCCTCCTGGGTCCTGATCCACTCTCCCGAGCGGTACTGCTGTTGGTCGATCATCCTCTGGTCGCGCTCAATCTGCGCCAGTAATGCGCTATTCTGTCGCTGCGCACGTCGTGTCCGGCGGTCGGCGGCATACCCGAAGACCCCGAGGAAACACGCGGTTCCCCAGGCCAGGCATACGCCGACCGCAAGCCAGTGATGCTCCTTGGCGTTCACGGCCGCGGCGAGAAACAGCCACCCGCCGACCGCGATCACCAGTCGTTCCATCGTGCTCACTGGATTCTGATGTTCCTCTTCAGCGCTTCGGCCAGGGCCATCTCCATGATCCCGCCGAGCTGTCCGCCGACCTCTCGAAGCGTCTCCGAGGCGTCGTAGCACCGCTTCATGTCGGCCTCGGCCTGTCGGATCAGGTTGCTCACCTGGTCGTTCGTCATGGAGTGGACGGTGTCGTAGTTCTGCTTCAGCACCCGGCCGACGCGGTCCGGGTCGATGCGCTTGGTGACCTTCAGCTCGCCGACGAGCTGCTCGTGGCTCACTCGCTCAGCTCCGAGGCGAAGACGGACTCGAAGTCGGACCGGACCGACCGCGCGAAGTTCTCCTCGCCGATCCGGAGACCTCGGTTCAGCGCGGTCTCCGCCTGCATCAGCATCCGCTGGAAGTATCGGATGCGGTGACCACGGCTGACCGCGGAGGCACGGCCCTGCGCGACCGCCACGGCGACCTCCTCGTCGACGCTGCTCACGGCGAACATCGGCGGATCGGGGAGGCAGTCCCGGAGCAGATCTGCGGTGCGGTGCGCGGCGACGGCGTCCGCGGCGAAGACCAGGATCGCCTGGTCTTTTCGGGAGAGCTCCTTGCCCGCCAGCTTACGCTTGCGGACCTTTTCCAGCGTCTCGTTGGCGAGCTGATAATCGTTGATCGTCAGCTCGATTTCACTGTCGGACATCAGGTCTCAATTCGTTGGAAGGATCAGGGTGCCGGTCGGTCGCTTCGGCATGTCAGCGTGCCGGGAGCAGAAGAACTTCGCCGGATCGACTGTGGTGTCGACGGTCCAGCCGGAGATCTTCGGGTCTCGGTCGTACCGCTGCATGAAACGGATGGTGTCGCGGACGCACTGCGCGCTCGACGACTGCATGTTGACCGGGAAGTGAATGGCCTTGTCGCACAACGGGAAGTCACAGCCGACGAGCGTAGCCCGCGGAGCGAACTGCCCTCCCTGTGCCGCGCCGGGCCGTCGGCCAACGGCGATGGTCATTGCATCTTCCCGATCGACATGGTCCACGACTGAGCCCGGAGCACGATCGCGATGCCGACGGTCTTGCCGCCGACGATGTTGCGACGGATCGTCCCGGCGCGCAGGTTGCGACCCGGCCCCTGCTTCGCCATCTGGTAGATGACCAGGTAGAAGCCGAGGATACGGATCTCGACCGGCGTGGTCCGGTCTCGATAAAGGGACATGGATTCCTCTCGTGCAGGTCAGCCCACTGTAAGGGTTGACGTCAATCCGGTCAAACTAGTCGGTCTGGAAGATCGGCTTCCCCTGCGACCCGCCGAGCTCCAGCTCGTACCAGCGGGTCTCGCCGGTCGTGCGCCACGACCGCCACCAGTGATCGCGCTCCTCGCGGATCGAACGCTCGACGACGCGGGCCCACATGATCCCGGGTGCGTTGTTCAGCCACTTCGACGCCGATCTCGCAACCTCCCACGACCGCGTCGCTTCTGACTGCGTCGTCACGACCTTCTGCTCGCCGGGCCGTGCGGGGTCGGGCCCCAGATGCACCCACTCCACCGCGTACTCGCGACGGAATCGCAGGCCTGCGAACGGGGCCAACAGCCGCTTCACTGCTGAAGCTCCCACGGCAACTCGCCCGGCTTCCAGAGAAGCAGGCACCGTCCGTTCCGCGCTCGGTATCCGACGACGAACTCGGGGTCGACGGTCTCCTCGCCATCCATCCGGTCGGACGGATTCAGCTCCAACCACTCGTTGCGCGAGACCTTCTCCAGGTAGGTCGCAATCACCCACGGTCTCCCGCGGAGATCCTTGCTCCGAACCTCTTCGGCCCTGATCACGGTGCCCTCGGGTAGCGCGTTGAGCTCTTCGACGGTGGTGAACACCGGGTAGTCGGTCATGGTAGGAACCTCTCCAACGCCTCGTCGACGTCATGTCCGTGAAACTCGAAGATCTCCTTGGCCTTGGCCATGACCATCGAGCCGATGTCGGTCTTCAGTTGCTCGCCGACGGCCGCGAGCGACTGCACCAGCACGGCGAACGCCAGTTTCGCCTCTCGCTGCCACTCGTTCTGCCGGAGGCTGTCCAGCTCGTAGTCGATCTTGCTCATGACGACCCAGTCGGCCAGGAACTCGTCCATGAGCATGTCGTTGTCCGTCGGAAACCCGCGGACGGTCTGTGCGCGATACAGCAGCGCTCGCAGAGCGTCCCGGGGCCCGATGCTGCGGTGTTCGGCTTCGCTCACTTGACGTGCCTCTTTCGCTCTTCCTCGCGACGCTCGTGCCAGACCCAGATGCTCTCGCGCAGGGCCGCAAACTCCGAGCTCTCCAAGACCCAGTTGGCCGCTTTGCGCTGGTCGTCCCTCATGGTGATCCCGGCCCGGAAGAAGAATGCACGGACGGCCTCGCCGTAGCGCTCCTCGATCCGACGCCGCTCCTGCTCCTGGGTGAGCAGCGAATACACCGCGGGCCGGTCCTCGGGGTCCCAGCACTGAATCTTCGCGATGAGATCATCGAGGTCGTCGTCGTCGAGCTGGATCGCTCTCGCCCGGTCACTCATCGGCGTAGGCCTCCTCGATCTTGCGTTCCACCTTGCGCTCGCGGAGCGCGTGCATCGTCGAGAGCGGCTGGCGCTCCCACCAGTCGGCGATCTTGTGGTCGCGGCTCTTCTCTGCGCGATCGGGGTCCCCGGCGCAGAACGCCATCAGGCACTTCTCGCCCTTGCGCACGTTGAACGGGTACAGATGCCCGCTCAGACCGGGCCCGTCGTCGAGCTGGAGGTACTCCGGCAGGCCCTTGATGTACGCCGCGGAATCCGGCACCCGCTGGATGGCGGCGAGATCCTTGTTGGCCTGACTCTCTCGGTCGGCCTTGGTCTTGCGCTTCGGCCTCAGGTACCCGCTCTTGGAGTCGATCCGCCAGCCCTCCGGGACCAGGCTCGGACCGCGCCACTCCGACCGGCGCATCTCCTCGCTCGGCTTGATCCCGACGACGTCGGTCCGCTTCCCGAACGAGCTGACCATCACGCCCTCGTCGCCGAGCCCCAGCTTCTGGGTGAGCGCTCTGGCGCGCTCAAACCACTCGTCCCGGTCGGCCTGGTAGCGCTCCCAGGCGGCGAGCTGCAACGTGCTCGTGGTGATCCACCACGCCGCGGGGATGCCACGGAAGTCCGGGAATTTGTCCAGCCCGATGAGCTCTTCGAGCTGATCAGCGCTGTAGTAGTAGTTCGGTCGTTCAACCATCAGATGTCCATTCCTGCTCGACGACACTTCGCGAGCACGTTCTTCTCGGCACGTCCGTCCGAGGGGGTCCATGACAGGGATGCGACGAACTCGCCGCGGTAGAAAATTCGGGGGTGGCCCTGGCCGATCGGCTTACGCACCTCGGCCCCGGCCGCGACGAGCTTCTTGACGAAGACGCGGTACCGCTTCGAGCCGGTCAGCCCGGCCTTGCGCGCCGAGCTGCGACTCCCGCTCTGTGGGGTCGACTGCGTCATGCCGGGTCGACTCCGCACCACTGCACGAGGGTCTCGCTGTCGTCCTCCTCCAGCGGGTCCATGGGGTGCATCGCGGCTAGTCGGAGCAGCATTCCACCGGCGTGCGCGATGTTTCCGGAGAAGAAGTGGATCCAGAACTGGGTCCGGGGGTGGTCGGGACCAAGCTCCTGGAAGTCGTCCCAGTAGAGCTTGGCGCCGAGGGAGGAGTCGTTGGTCCACCGGTTCGGATGGTCGGGGTCGGCGTTGGGGTCCCCCATCTCCATCACGGCCTTGGCCTTCTCAGCCAACGCGGCGACTCCCGCCATCAGCTCGACGCCGGTGAGATCGTCGACACGTTCCCGGTGGTGCCAGACCACCTCCAGGACGTCGGCGTACACCTTCGGGACGCCGCGCGATACGTCCTCCCACGTCAGCTCGGCGGTCATCCGATCTCCTCGTCCTCGGTCTTCGGGTGCGTCGACGGCCGAACAACCTCGATCATCTCGCGCATCCACGGCAAGACGTCGACCTCGCTGTTGAGGAGGGTGGTGCGGTTCTGCCCCGTCGATCCGTCCTTCCGAATCTGAAAGCCGGAAATGGAGACGTGAACCCTCGGACGCTGGTTCCAGCTCTTGTCTCCTGCCTCCTCGAAGGTCAGCTCCGCGCTGTCGGGACGGATCGGCTTCGAGTGATACCTGCCCCGGATGTCCGGCACTCCGGAGATGGCCACAAAGACCTTGGTGGTCGTGGTTTCCCGAGTGAAGACCGGCGCGCTATCGAGTGGTGCGATCTCTGTCATGTGTTGTCCTTCTTGATCTTTCGTACTTCGTACTTCTCCAGGAAGTCCCCGAGAAGCTCCATGCCGTCCCAGTCCGACGCCGACATCGACCCGACGGTGTTCCCGAACTCGCTGACGAGGACTTCGAGCGCCTCCACGGCCTCGGGATCGGGGTAGTTCTCGGCTCGGAAGTCTTCGTGACGCGGCCAGGACGTGGTCGTGAGGTTGCCGTGCCAGCCCGGGTGTCCCTTGGGGAGCACGCACTTGGCGCCGTTGCGCCAGTTCTTCGCCTCGCACTCCGGGGCGTCGCCCTTCGTGGCGGGCTCCTGGAAGAACCCCATCTGCTCGGCGAGCTTCGCCAGCCCGCGGTGGTCGTCAGACACAGTCCGTACCTCCCCATCCGTGTTTCTCGGCCGACCACTGTTCTTCCCAGTACATATCGACCTCGTCATCTGAGTGCCCTAGTCCCCCATGGCCTTTGGGCATGGTGCATGTGGCCGGACTCGCCGGGTCCTTGGCGCCGCACTCGTTCTCGCGAGTCATCGTCGGCGCCGTCCCTTCGTCGGATCGTTGGCCCACATCGGCGGCTTCGTCGAGGGGCGCTTGATCCCTCGCTCGTCGCGGACGTCCTTGGGGTGGACCGGCCCGTCGGAGAACACGTCGGGGTTCTCCAATGCCGTCTGCCGGACGACGTCGGTCAAGCTGCGCATCCGTTCGGCGAACTCGCGGATCACCGGCTGCATCGCCTCGGCGAAATGCCGGAAGACCTGGTTGGCCCGGTCGTATTCCTCCGGGCTGAGCTCCATCCCAGCCCGGGCTTTCCCAACGATCCTTCGCATCTCCTCTTTCCCGCACCGGCGCGGGAAGCTGACCAGGAGCGAGCTGAAGCTGATCGGGAACCCCGGGTTCTGCGCCTCGACGACACGCAGCGGCGGGTACTGCGGCCCCTCGAACTCATCGGCGCCGACGAACCAGGACCAGTTCGGCTTCAGCGGGTAGTCGTCGTCGGGCAGCGGCCCCAGCGGGAGGAACGGATTCGATGGCGCCACGAAGCGCTTCAGTTCAGCGACCTGGTCGGAGACGTCGTGTTTGCCGAAGAGGTAGCGCTCCAGCAGCTCGTGTGCCTCGGTGCCGAACTGGTCCTGGTCATCGTCGGGAACGTGATTCACGGCGGCGGGCTCCCTTCTTGATCTTCATGAGGATTCCGGCCGAGGCCATCAGGATCGCGAACATCAGCGCCGGGGCCCAGAGGGGCATCAGCACGAAGAACCACGACCAGTCGATGACGTCAGTTAGCCGGAGTACGACGAAGGTGATCAGCAGCGACAGGCCGACCGATACGGTCGTGCCCGCCGCCTGTTGTGTCTCGTTTTCCATGACTCCACCGTACGTGACGTACGGCTTGGTGTCAACCTTAACGTCGGTGTTGCGGGCAGAAGGTCAGGATGCTCTCCGGCCGCTGCGACGCTCCGCGCTTGGCCGACGAGCCCCACCCGAGGTTGCGCGTGAGGAAGAACCACACCGGCTGCCGGTCCCCGCGGCCGGTCTCGACCTTGCCGTCGGCACCGATCACGAGGGTCTGGTTGACCTTGCAGTCCACCGCGTCGCAGTAGAAGGTCATCTTCGTCTTGTAGCTCACGGCACGATCTCCTCGTCGTATCCCAGGTAGGGGATCAACAGCCCCTCGTCGAGTAGGCCGTTGACCAGATCGTCGAACAGCTTCACCTGGTCCTCGTGAGTGATCTTGCGCTCGATCGGCGTCATCGCGTTGGCAACATGCGCCCTCACCCGCCGGAGCACCTTCTCCTGCTCGGCCTCGCGCTCTTCGAGGTCCTTTCGCTCGTCCTCCATGGCCGCCAGAACGGCGTCGAAGCCCTCGCTGGTGCCGTGGTCGATCTTCCCGAGGCTCTCGCGGAGCTGCTTCAGCGTGGCCGCCGCGAGAGCCAATTCTGACGAGGTGACCATCAGTCCCCCTCCCTCGTGAGGCCGGTGTCGTCGAGGAACTGCTTCAGCGCCTTCGTGAACCCGTTCGCCTGACGCAGGTCACGGATCGACGTCACCGCCTCCGCGAGACCGAGGGATGTGCCCTCCTCGGTCCGTCCGAGGGCATCAGCGACCCCCGCTCGCCACTCGTCGCCGGTCGCCCGGGCGCCGTGGTACTTGCGCAGCTCGCCGATCTTGTTCACCGCGGCGTCGAGTTCGAGGTTCTGCTCGCCCGGCCGGACGCCGAGCACTGAGCTGATCGCCTGTCGCCAGTCCTGATCGAGCTTGGCCTTGGTGCGCAGCTTCCGGACCTCGTCGGCCGCCTGAGCCGACGTGCGGAGTCGGTACACCGCGTTCTTCTGGCCGGGCACCAGGCCATCGAGGGCCATCGACAGCTCGTTCTGCCAACGATCCCCGCGGTCCAGAGTCGCCAGAGGGTCCGGGTTCTTCTCGTCCATCAGCTCCTGGACTGCGTCTGTGTCGACCTCGTCGTAGACGCTGATCAGGTCGTTGGCGAGCAGCGTCTCGGCGATGAGCGTGCCGAAGTCGAACCCGGACCGGCGGTCGACCCCGGTCTGTCGATCGTGCAGCTCGCGATCGAACTCGGCGGCGACGACGTCGCGCACCTTCCGGATCAGGGTGTCCTCGGCCCGATCCCGCGGGAGGGGCGTCGGGCTCGGCACCTCGCCGATGACGTGGCGCAGCGGCATCCCGCCACCGGCCAAGATCTTCTCGACGGTCGTCTTCATCTCGTCGATCTTCTTCAGCATCCGCTCGAACGGATCACCTTCGGTCGGGCTGTCGGGCAGGGTCCAGAGCTGCTTGGCATCGACGAGCGTCGTCGCGCTCTCCTCCAGGTCTTTCGCCTGCTCAGGGGTCATGTGGTACCACTTGTCGATCGTCTCGTCGGTCTTGTCCCCCATGGTCCGCATGACCTCGACGCGCATGGTGCCGTCGTTGAGCACGATCCCGCGGATCGGCCTCCCGCCGACGTGCCCCGGGTCGATTCCCCAGATGATCCTCTCCATGATCCGATCGGCCGGGGGCATCAGCTCCAGGGTCGCCTCCCCGTCCTCGTCAGCGTTGACCACGACGAACCGATCCCCGGCCTTCACGACCCCGGCTGCCACCGCGCCGGGAAGCCAGTCCGGACCCTTCTCCCACTTCCCGAGCTTCTCGTCGAGCTCGTCGTTGACGCTGTTGGCGACCTCCAGGGCCGCCTTCAGGTCGATGACCTCCTGCTTCAGCCGGGCGATTTCGGTGTCAGCGTCGATCGGCTCCGCCGCGTACCGCTGGTACCCGCGGATCTGCTCGTTGAGGTCGGCGATGGTCGCCTGGTTCTGTGCGTGGAGGTGGTCGAACGTCCGGCGCTCGCGGGTGAGGGTGTCGACGGCCTCACGGCGCTCCTTCTCGGCCTTCTCGGTGGCAGCGGTCGCTCGGTCTCGCTCGTCCATGAGCCGGTCGAGCTCTTCTTGACGAGGGTCGTTGCCGTCAAGGCCGTCCCACTCGTAGCTGTCCCACGGCCGGACGTCGACACGCAGGTTCGGGTCGCCGATGGCGCGGTGGATCTGGTCGACCTCGTCGTCGGAGAGGAAGTCCTTGCCCACGACGATGATCTTGTCGGAGGTGACCAGAGCGCGGGCGAGGTTGTCCCAGTTGCGAACTCCCGCACCCCGGGGCCAGGTTTTCCATGCCTCCTCCATGATCTCGGTGACCTTCTTGATCGCCTGTTGCCAGACGTCGGGCGTGCCGTCGGCGGCTGGACGGACGTAGCGCTGCTGGGATTGGTCGATGAGCGACGTCAGGGTTTCGCTGGAGAAGGCCCTCTTCGCCACGTCGTCGCTGTCCTCGTTCGAGAACACCGCGATGCGGTCGTCCGAGGCGATCCTGTCGATGATCAGCTCGATGTTCGGCGGCATCGGATAGGTGATGTTGAACGGGAGCTTCCGAAGAATGTCGCGCAGCACCTCGCGCACCTTCTCGGTCTCCCCGACGCTTTTTCCTGAGATCATTTGTTGCCTCGTTTCTTGTCGAGATAGTTCTTGGTTCGTTGGGCGGCCCGGGCTCGGCGGGCCGCGGATTTCTCGGCCTTGGCGGCGAGCCTTTTCTTCCGCTCGGCGTGCGAGTCGATCATTCGCTCAGAATGTGTCCGATCGTCGATCTCTGCGTCGTCATCGAGAATGACCGTGTGCTCGGGGCAATAGGTCCCGATGGTGTTATGGACGCTCCATTTCCGACGCTGAAGCACGCGGGTGACCCAGGGCCCAGGAACCGAGCCGGTGGAACACTCCAGGGCCTCCTCTTCAGTGCTGGGATAGACGTAGGTCGACCGGCGGCACGAGGGGGTGTCGCAGTTGATCCTGGCTCCCAACAACCGGCCCAGGCTTCGGGTCGTCGGTCGGGTCGTGGTGATCACTTTTGTGGACTCCTCACAAATTCCGGGACCTAGTAAGCACCAGGTCTGACATCGAGGGTACCCATGTACGGATTGTTTGTCAACCCTGACGCGAGTACGAAATGTAGTATGTTTGAGTACGTTTGAGTACGAAACTTTACCTGTAACTCCGAGTCTACTTTACCCTCTGACCAGGAGTTATATTACCTGTAGTATGTTGAGTATTAATTATTGTTTGGGTCAGCCCAGTAGTAGAAGTAGATTTTGCCGATCAATTCTGACGTCTGGGTGTCTCTATGTCAGACTTGGCGTACAAACAGGGGCCGATTCGCACTACTCCCTACAGGAGGTGAGCGGTGTTTCAAACGTACTCAACGTACTACATAGTGTCATTCGCGCAGGTCGGCCGATGGAACAGCCTCGCCCGGATGTAGTATGTTCAGCAGGCTTACTAAATCCGCCAACCGTCATTTGTCCAGGTCAGACCGTCGAATAGTGTCGACTTTTGCTTCGTACTACATTTCGCGGGGCCGGAAAACAGCCAGGAGGGGCCGTTTTTGTAGGAAAGTGACAAAAGCGGGGTGCCTGGGAAGTGTTGTCCAGATATGACAAGACCCCCGCCTCGGGGGAGGAGCGGGGGTCTTGACCGACCGCACGTCGGCACCATCGAGCGTACTACGACACCACGGTGAAGGGGTTGTGCTCGCCGGACTCGTCTCGCCGCCGCGGGTCCGGGCGAGAGGGGGCCGCCGCGGGCGCTCCGTTGGCCTCTCGCTTGCGTCGGGCCTCTCCCTTGGCCTTGGCCTCCTCGGAGCGCTCGATCTCCCACTGGAGGGTCCGGCGGCTCATCGGGTTGAGGCCGAAGTTGCGGACCTGGGTCTCGTAGGCCTTGGACGCCGAGATGCGATCGGACATCTTCAGCGCGGGGTTGAGCACCTGAGCCATGTAGAAGCACGCCAGGTAGAGACCGTGGATGTCGGAGTGGACGAACTCGTTGGACATCGGGGAGCTCCAGATGTCGTTCCACCAGCGCTTTACCGGCTCTGGCCAGTCGTAGTCCATCTTGACCGGGTCGGCATCGGCCATGGCGGCGATGACGAGTTCCTCGGAGGTCTTCAGCCACTCATCCGCGGGTGGCAGGGTCGGGATGTCGTGGTCGACGACCGTGGAGAGCACGGCCTTCGTCGAGGTCTTATTTCGCCGTTGCGTGGTGCCAACGGGCTTGGCGGCAGGACCGGGCATATCGGGGTCTCCTCGTGGATCTGGGGGCCAGGAAGCGCATATCCAGTCTAGGGGCTCGATGGCCGATAATTGCCGGTCGAACAGACTTTCGACGGGAACTCGTACGCATTTTCGAGGACA